GCTGCACAGGGGCAGTCTAGCTGCACAGGGGCAGTCTAGCTGCACAGGGGCAGTCTAGCTGCACAGGGGCAGTCTAGCTGCACAGGGGCAGTCTAGCTGCACAGGGGCAGTCTAGCTGCACAGGGGCAGTCTAGCTGCACAGGGGCAGTCGAAGTTATAACACTATGTGGTGGGGAACTTCCTAGTGATTATGACATTTCTGATGCTGTTATAATTGATGGCGATATTCATTGTCGTAGTATCAGTTGTAATGGCATTGTTGTTTGTAAAGGTTCTTATACCGTTATAGAGGAAGGGGGTGATTATGGGTCACTCTAACGGTAAAATCACCGCACCCATTAATTTGGGTGGTGATGTATATCCTACCCTTGGTATTGGTGCTACTAGTAATGGCTATGATTTAGGGTATGCTTGTCTTAGCGAAAAAATTAATATGTGGAGTTATATAAAACCCAAAGAAGCGTCTAGCCCTTCATTTGACAACGCTAGTTTACCTGGTATAATTTATGATTCTGTAAATAAGAAATTAGTATATGATAGACCTAAAACATGGTATAGGCTTACTGATTTTGATGGATACGATCATGGGGCTAAACCTCTTACAATAGATAAAGATATCCTAACTAATCCTGTAGATGCTACAAAGACAACGTTTGTACTTACAATTTCACCATATTGGGCTGATTCTAGGTATAATTGGGGTAAAATACTTGGGGGATTTACTTGGTCTAATATGAAGATAAAGGTGGAAGTATATAATCAATTAAAGAAGTTGGTGGATTCTGGAGTTTTCGTTGTAAGTAGTATTGATAGTACAGGAAAAATTTCAATTACCCTTAATCGCAATAATCTCATATCTATGGGGGATACATATATTTATATTAAGGGTTATTTTTGTGATTACAGTGGAAATGTATTATGCTTAATCCCTACTACATCTGACGGATTTATTCGTAAGCCTATAGTGGTTACACAAAGTCTTTCTATTACACTTGGAGATACAACAGCCAACGCTTCTGGATTCTCTGTTTACGGACAGTTGACAAATGGCTCTACTTCTTCTAAATGCAGATTGAACATTACAAATAACACTTCTAGTGATTACGTTGCTTCATCCGGCAGACCATACGCTAGATATAGATGGAGGGCGAAAGATGGATCTTATACAGGTCAATGGTCAGGTAATATATTGATGCCTTCGTGCACAAATATTCCTAAATCATTTACTCGTAATGATGTGGTTGATGCTGGTAATCCACCGTCTTATGGTAATGTTACTCAATGGTATGTTGATTATCAAGTTATTATGTATTGAATACTGGATATAATATACACAAGCAATGGGCATGGAACGGCAGCTTAGGTCTGTCTGTGTGTATTCTATATTGCTCGTCAATGCAGAACTGGCATGGATTTTTAGACGTTACTGCTGTCCTCCATCCCTTGAAATTTGGAATGTTTTTCCATGAGTTGTAATTTGCTTCATTAAAAATACCTAGAATCATCTGTTGCTCTATAACATACAACTGGCTTATACCGTTTGTAGCATATCCTCTCCCGTAGTGTTTCTGTTTGCTTGGTGGAATAAATGATACGTTATATGGTGATGATATGTTGTTCCATATCTTCTTTTGAACCTCATCCGTTATTTTCTCTATATTGTTCGTTTTTGTGGACAGTAATGTATTGGCAAGATATACTTCAACAACAGCGCGGAATCTGTTTGTATTTGTGTTTATTCTCTGCTTTGTCGTTTCTCCACCGTATGTCCTTTCCATATATTCCTTAATGCCGTTGTCCGTCATTGAAATATACTCCCATCCAAGATCATCGTTTAGTTCTAGTGACAGTTTATTGCTTTCCAGTACATATTGGTATATGTCGTTATATATATCCTCACGGAACTTTTTGGTCAGTTCCAGCACTTTTTCTTTTTGGCTATCCGGGAGTTTTGATATTGACTTGAACGATTTAGCCCCTGCCAAAAGGAATACGGCTAGAAGGTCTTTAGAAAACTTCTCCGCGCGCTCTTTGGTTGACGATTTTATACCGTTGGCAAGTCTTTTTACCTGGAAGTAATAGTCTGCAATCTTAGATATTTCTTCTTTGTTGATCATTGGCTTCTACTCTTTCTGTTATACCGTTTGCTACCATATTTATCATCAAACTCTTGAAATCGCTTTGACTGTACACCTTTTGCCCAATTGATGCTAGAGTTTGAAATATGACAATTTGATTCTCATACAAAACCTTTTGGTTCTGTATGATAGCGTCAAGTTTGGATAATATTTCTCTTTCGTTGTCCATAGTGCAAAGGTATGTATTAGACTTTAATTTACCATACAAATTAATATAAATCAGAAACCTAGTATTGGATTTTTCCCTCCATTGTTTCTTCTTATAGCTTCTCCTGCTTCTTTTATCTCCTTTTTCTTCTTGATTATACATTCTTTTTCTTCAAGCGTAAAATTCATAGATATACATTTACGCATATAATTACGAAATTGTTCTATTTCATTGGGTGTCATTGTACAAATCATATATTATGTGTTTATGTATGATGTAACAAAAAAGGCAACAGTGAAGATTCACATCTGCCTGCTGCCAAAGTAAAAACATCGTAATGGTTCATTTAGATAGTGCAAAGTAACAAAAATATGTTTTATATATATATAACCAAGCTAAATTTTTAATTAATGTTAACATATTAGTTCACGTTTGCATATAAAAAAGCAAGAGAACAGATTGAGCCTTTCTCTTGCCTAAATGAATAAATTTAAAAAAAAAGCAGTTATTTTTTTTGCGAACTCTAACTATTTAAGCTATATCCATTAACGGATGCTTTATGATAATGCAAAGGTAAATATAATATTTGGTATTTACAACTGTTTTATGCGACAAAAATTGGGTTTTCAACTTTAATTTAGGTTTATATAATATTGTTTCATTAGGTCTAATTGTATTTCTTTTTGGCATTTTTTAAACTCTGGTATATTTCCTCTTGTTTTCTTCCAAGGATCTTCTCTTTTTACCAATAATTCAAGGTGCCCATCAGTGCATTTATTGTATATTCCAACAACTTCGTTCAGTAATTGTTCTGTTTTACTTTTCAGTTTAATGTTTTCACAATATTTTACTTTTATGTTTTGGAAAAAATCTATGTTATTAAATCTGTTGAATTGGGATGGTACAACAGGGCCGTGCGCCCATGCTTCAATTCTTTCATCAAATAAAACCTCATTGAAAATTGTATAATGCCACGCTTGGCAATAATATAACAATTTTTGTAATTTTGAATGTGTTATATTGCCATGTGTTTGATGTATTATCCAATCTGCTATTTGTCTTGATTTATACATTTTTGTATATGCTTTATAAAATGTTTTATTATGTGTGCAAATGTACGTGTTTATTTTGTAACTTTGTAAAACTAAATACATTTTAATTATGGAACTATTAGTAGAAAGAAAATGGTGTAAGCCTGATTATACTATAGGGCGTTTGTATATTGATGGTGAGTTTTTCAGTAATACGCTTGAAGATCGTGTTGTTGACGTGAATAAGAACGGAGTGTTTGATGGAAACGAGAAGAAAGTTTATGCTGAATCTGCTATCCCTTACGGTAGATACCAGGTTATATACAACTGGTCCCCAAAATTCGGGCGTAATATGCCAAGGCTGTTGAATGTTCCTCATTTTGAGGGTATTCTTTTTCACGCTGGGAATACAGCAAAGGATTCTGCCGGGTGTATCCTTGTTGGTAACAATACATCAAAAGGCAGACTTACCGAATCACGCTATACTTCTGACAAGTTGAACAAATTGATTGACGATGCGATAAAGCGTGGCGAACAGGTTTGGGTTACGATTAAATAGTGTGTATATTTCATCGACTATGTGTTGAAGGAGTTATGGGAGCGATGTTATTATCGCTCCTTGTTTTTTAGTAATAATAGATTATGTACAGTGCTATACTATTCTCGCCAATTTTCCATCGGACGGTTTTCCGCCAAACAGGTGATTGATGTATGCAAGACCTTTTTGTGTGCATAGAACAACCATCACGACAAAACCTGGGTGATTCTCTCTTGGAATAGGTTTTTCTTTCATCTCGAAATACCCAGCATCAATATACTTCTGTTTTGGTTCGTTCCTGTTAGCAAAGAATACTCCTGCTTCACGAAGTTTTTTGAACAAAGAGTTTCTCCCAAAAGGCAAGCCAAGTATCTTTGCCGCCTGTCCTATATCGCACTTGCCTTCCATTGCAAAGGCTTTGTCGGCGAAGTCGGCTTTCGGCTGGAGTTTCTCTATCTGTTTTTGCTGCTTTTCATTCTCCAAAGCCAAGCGTTCTTTCTCTTCTTCGGCTTGTATTACCATTAGTGCAAGCTCCTTTCGGGAAAGCTCATGCTTTGCCACTTTGTGAAATACTTGCCTATAAACCTCAAAAACTGGACGTACTTTGCGAGCAATAAAAAACTCCATACAGGAAACGGTAAGTTTGTATTCATTTGTAGGTCTTCCGCCTTTTTGGTTTTCCGCATTCTTGCGTAAAACTTGATAATCAATATTTTCTATAAATTGTTCACTTGAAGTTAGTGCTCTTACAGCTTCCTCTTTCCTGCCATAAACAAGCATCCATACTTCATCAAGATTGATTGGGAACTCATTGTCAGACTTTGACAATTCAAGAACTGCGTTGAAATACGATTTGATTTCGCTTTCGCTACTCTTTTTAGATAAGATTAATTCTAACATAGCTATTATTTTAGACAATAAAAAAAACTGCACTACGTGTTGTCTAAGTCTTAATAGCAAAACTCCGAGAGTATTTCTACATCCCGACACGGTGCAGTATATATTTTGTAATGATATACACGTTATATATGGGCACAAAAAAAGCCGATGTATGCGGCTCGTGCCGCTATTAAGTTTAGACACCACAAAGTAAATAATAATTTTTGATATATAAAAACTTTGTGGTGTTTTTTTCTACATCAATCCAAGCACCATACCTACTGCTCCCCAGAATACATCTCTCCATTCGGGCACTCCTTGTCTAAGCCACTTATCGTAGACGATTTCTTTCCCTACAAGGAGGAATAAGGTTAGTGCTATTGCTGTCCATACGGAGAAAAACCATTGCGCCACGCTTACTAAAAGTATTCCTGCAATGAGGTGTTCCATTCCGTCAACTCTTAAATTGTTAAGGCATATATAGTCCAATGCCCTTCTTATTTTTCTTAGTAAGTTTATAAATTTTCCCATAGTTTAGCTGTTATCGTTGTTTTCATTGTTTTCATTATTTTCCTCTATAACTCTAGCTTCCATATCGTTTAATCTTCTGTCTTGTTCGTCCATTCTATCATCTTCATTGTTTGCAGAAAAATCACTTTCTTCTCTTGCTGTCTGTAATGATATTATTCGGGAGTTCACAAGCTGAACGAGTGTATTGTTCCATTCGGAGAAATCTATGTATGAGTATGGTTCTATGGTAGCGTTTATTCTTAGAGCGTTATAACCTGTTGCGTCACCTTCCATTACTCCTACATAGTATTTGAATATATTGGCCATGTCATTTATGGCTGTATTCATCATTTGTGCATCACTTCTCGCCCATTCCATTTCCGGCTCGTAATACATTGCCGTTGTTCCAGTAGGTCTGTCACCTGACGATGATTGCATTGGCGGAACGACACCGCTTCCGTCAAGTATTCCGTTGTATATGTTGTCTATTTCGGTGAACAGTGAGTTTGAAGCATCCATTTTACCCATGAACTGTGCATCATCTTCTGCTCCTACACGTAAAATAGAAGTTCCTCCCAATCCGTTTCTTTGAATGTTTATTCTTCCGTTTGTCTTGATAAGTAGCATTTGGAACGCCTGTCGTGTGTTGTATTCTCCTATCATGGACATTAAGAACTCGAAATCGTCTATCAAGTCCTGTACTGCCCCCCAAAATGGAAGTTCAAGCCGTAAATATACCACAGGTATAAATCCCAGGTTATGGAATTGATGCAGTTGTATGATATTTCCGTTTTCGTCAATATCCGTTGCTATATCTCCGTTGGAATCAAGGGTGTAAAACTCATCTTTAGTCCATACATCGACAAGTGTGTCTGTATGTTCTTCTCCGTCAGCCGATATGTATGTGGTTGTATATTCTCTTGCGAAAGCTATTCTTTCACCTCTCCTGTTTTTATGCTCATACAGTGTATCTCCTTTTGAATAGCTGAAAGACCTGTATTTTATCTCGTCCTTGTCCTTATATATATATATGGCAGCATCTCCTACTTTCCCAGCTTCGCTTATAAGTTCAAACTTGGCTGTTTCCATAAGAGAATCAGTCCAGTATTCCTTGTATGTTGTCAGCTTATCCCTGTTCTGCTGGTTCGACGCGCTTTTCTTTATCTGAAATTTAAGAGGATTGGTACACAGGTGTGATACCCTTTTCTTATGTATCATCCTTTGAAGAGGGAATGCCCGTCTTTGCAGTACGTAGGGAGTTGATACCGATTTCTTTTTCTTTTTCTGAACACCTACATTCGCGCTTTCATCATCCGATGATGTGGCATCCTCGTCTGACGGGATACTGTCTTTCCAGTCGGGTCTGTTGTGTATATAATGTCCTGATGTATCCCATTGCGCTAGGAAATCATCCTGTGACATATATTTGTATATCAAAGTGGAGCGTCTTGGCTTTTTCTTTGTTCCTCCACCTCTTCCATCGTCACATCTTGACGGAAGTGCCACTTTGAACGGTTCTTTTCGTAATAAAACGTCTAATTTTAAAATGTCCATATTATAAATATTTTAATTCATCCATTATATCGCTAGGTATGTCAATCATTACATCACATACATCAAAATATGTTCTGTATAGAAATGTTCCTTCTATCAAGTCGGGTGAGCATCCCACAATCTTTTTTGCTTCCTGTTTTTTTAGCAGCCTTAGTTTCCCGTTTTCCCTTTCTATATCACGTCTTATGGCTCTTCTCTGGTCCATCAACGCTTCCCGTATTGTTTTGTTTACATACGGTTTGTCAAGAAGTTCCGGGTTTATACTGAATCCGCAATATCCTAGGTTTGTTCCTTTTATACGTGTTACCATTTCATCGGCAAGCTGTGCCCTTAGATCGAAATAGAATCTTACAGGTTGATCATCCTTGCTTTTGTCTAGTCTTTTCGGAACACCTCTAAGTATTGCCAGGCTTTCGGGAAATGCGTCACGGAATGTAGGTGCTCCAAGACCGTCAAATGCCAGTCTGTTTTCACCGATTCCCCATTTCCGTAGATTGTTTCTTACCCATAGGTTCAAATCCCTAGGCTTTAATGTGTTTGACCATTCTAGGTCTTGTAAGTGGTGTCCTATGAAGTGCCCCATTACACAAACGTCACCAAGACCGTATGCTATATCCAGTGTAGCACATTCAAAATAATCGTCAAACACAGGCTGAGATGAGAACATTTCCTCCATTTCGTCACGGGTTATCCACTCGTTTCCCCCTTTTATCAGCTTCCATGAACCTAATGCGTTTATTGATACTTCTTGTGCTGTTCCTCCAAGGTTTTTCTGATAGTCTGGATTGGAAGCCATAAGTATCTTGTTATCTTCCAGCCCGGAAGCTATAAAGGTTATGCTCTTGATGTATCTTTTACAGTTTGTTTCGTCAATTTTGGTATTTTTACCGAATCTTGCGATGATATAATCTTTTGCCTGAGCAAATACTTCTTGTGGGCTGTCACCCCATGCTGTTTCATGTATAGTATCTCCATATTGAAAGAAATATCTTACTTTCCCCGATCTTTCTGGAATTGCTATTCCATCATCGTCTACCCACCATGATACCATTGCTCTCCAGAAATCGCTGTACGGATTTGGGTTGCACGCGCCTATAAGGCTTGTTCTTAGTCCTGATGATGAACGCAATACCGTTTGAAGGTAGTTTATGATAGGTTCTGTTGCCTGTGAGCACTCGTCTATCGCCACCTTGACAACGTTACCACCCTGTTGTCTGTCCTTAAATTCGCTTACGCCTTTTTCTCCCGACAAGCAGGCATCCCCAAAATAATCATATCGTATTTCACCTCCTGCGTCAAGTCTTGAAAGGCGTTTTGAATCAATATACTCACCATAAGGTTCAACCATCTTTGAAACCACTTTAAGAATACCGTCCGCTTTTTCTGCGGATGTCTTGTCTTTACGGAAAACAAGTGCGGAAAATGACGGGTGGTTGCATGAACTCAATATATCCATCCCAAGGCATACGGATTTTCCTCCCCCACGATTCCCGTGAAGTATCTTTATCCCTGCCCTGTTCCTTAGAAATGCCTCCTGTGAACCTTTCTGTGGGGCAAGCATATTTACCTTGTACCCCTTGCTTCTTCTGTCCTCTATATATCTTTGGACGAAATCAAGGCTTTTATATGGTATGATTCCCCTTTTGCCATATCGTTTCAGCGATTTGACAACATCCTTAGTCTTTAATCCTCGGTATTTTAAGTCAATTTCTTCCATCGTTTTCTATGTATCCCGCAAATATAATATTTTTTTAAATATTTTTTTGCTTATACACATTTTTTAACTACATTTGCATCGGTAAGAGGTACTTACTGTGCGCAAAGGTCTTGTGCATGAATCACATAAAAAAAAATAAATAGTATATGGATGAAAATGTAAAAGTCATTTTTGAAGGTATCAAGAATGCGTTGGGAGAAAGTAGCTCCGTTATTACAGATCGTACAATCGAACAGACAATTAATGAGTTCTCAGCGTTCGCACCGCAGGAAAATGCGGAAAAGTTCTGGAATGAAAGTGTTGTGAATCATTTAAAGAACACTGTGGCAGGTCAGGTAAGAGCGTTTGCGTCTGATAAGCGCAAAGAGTGGGATACAATCAAGGAACAGGAGATATCCAACTTGAAAAAGGAATGGGAAAAATCACATTCGTCGCAACAACAACCGCCACAACAACAACAATCATCATCAGAACAGAAACAGTTTGAGTTGCCCGATGATGTCAAGGCTAAACTTGAAGAGTTTGAAAAGTTCAAGAAAGAGTTTGAAGCTAAAGAGCAGGAGGAAAAGCAGAAGCAGATTGTAACTGAAAAGCGCAAGAAGCTGTCTGATTTGATTAAACGCCCGGAAGCAGGTATGCCTAACGAGTTGTTGCGCAACATCATTTTTGAGAACATTCAGATTTTGCCCGAAGAGGAAGATACAAGCATTCTTCTGAAAATACAGGGAAAGTACAATGAAACGTGTACTAAATACACAAAGGATGGCATTAATCCTTTCATCTCTGACAAGGGTGGTTCTAGCGATGTAAAGTCATTCATAGATAGAAAGAGAGAAGAAGATAAGGCTAACAAGGAAAACAACATTGTCAGCCGATATTACAGTAAAATTAACAAATAGTTTTTTTAATTATGAAAGCAGGAGTTCTTGCAACAAGTTATAGTAAGATTGGTGGCGCAAGACATATCTTTTCTAATGATACGTCTTTGCACGTACTGTTGGTAGGATGTAACGTTCCAGTAGAACGTATGCCTACAGTTGGGAACAAACTTCCGGCTGGCACTATGATTAAATGTGATTCCTCAAAGCAGAATGGCGGTGACATTCACTATTCATTCAGAATGTACGAGAAATCGGATTCTGGTGCTACGGTAAAAGTTGAAAAAATCATGGGTAATACAGTTGCCAAGGTTGGCATGGTTGTCGGCAAAGCACCTACTACTGCCGCAGGTACTACAACTGGTTTTACCATTAACGCTATTGATTCGTCTCATGACGAATATGACATCCTTACATTGTCCGGGGATGCAGGTAAATTGGAATTGACCGATATTTTGGTTGAAGTTACACAGGTTGGTGCTAGCGCAAAATTCAAGGTTATTCCTAATGCTATCCTGCCTTATGATGTTGACACCATTCCCGGTGCCACTCTCTATCCTTTCAACGGTGCATGGATGGTGACAAGTGAGATTTTGGAAAAACGCATTCCGCCCGTAGCTTCGGCAATCAAAAAGGCGATGAAGGATGATGAATCATATCCTTGCGTTTTCCGTTACACATTGTATAACTAATTAAATTTTTTGTTTTATGCAAAGATCGACATTTAGTTTCTATGATTGGCATTTCTCCGGGGAGATGCAGGAACTTATGGATTATGCCAATCAGAAATTTGATAACGAAAACTGGAGAAGCTACGGAGATTGGGATGTTCCTCAGATGAGTAAATCATGGAATGTCATGGTTGACGAATACACACAGGCTACCCGTCCTGTAATGCTGGCTCCTTTGGCTGAAAAGCCTATCATGGATACTACGGGATTTGAATGGTATTCTGGCCGTATTCCGAAGATGGGTCACGCCATTCAGTTTATGGAAACCGATATTCAGGAGTTCTATGAACTTGACATTCCGCAAGGCGCATTGCTTGACAAGATCCGTGAGAAATGGTACACAAAGATGGAAGCGTGTATCCAAGGTTTCCATACCGAGTTGAACTGCATGACTTATCAGGCTCTTTCTACAGGTATGCTTAACTATACAGCTAGTGGTACCAACTCAATCCCTGTTCAGATTGACTATCGTGTTCCTGCAAAACACAAGTTGAAAGCGTTGAAGCAGAAATGGTTTAGCGATACAGACTGGACACCGAACGAGAATGCAGATCCTATTAAAGACCTTCAAAGAATGTGTAAGATTGCCGACAATGACGGTGTACCATACGACCACTTTGAAATGTCCAAGGATTTGTATGACAACTTCCTGATGCACCCGAAAGTGACAGCAGCAGTACAGGCTCGTCTTGTTCCTGCCGCAGCATATCCTATGAACAATCAGGAGATTGTTGATGTGCTGATGAAGGTGTTCTCTATTCCTGTGATTATCCCTATTGATGAGAAATCAAAATGGAACAAACTTGGTGTGATTGAGGAAGCCAAACCGTCTTTTGAGAAAAACACTGTTGTTCTTGTTCAGAGCGGTCAGTTCTTCCGTATCAAGAACTCACCGTCAATGTATTTGCAGGATACCAACCCGGCTGTACGTATTTCTTCTTTGGAAGGCGGACGTATCGCGTTCTTGCATCAGTATTCTTCTGAACCGTATGCTGAGAAGAGTTCAGGTGAATTGTGGGCGTGTCCTGTGATGAAGAATCCGAACAACCTTATCATTATGAAGGTTGACGAGCAGTCAAATACAGGATTGTAAAAAGTTGAACCATGAAAGTCATTATTGATATAAATGGAGAAGGCACAGCAAAGGGCGCAGGGGAGTATTTCATTGGAGATACTCTCACGCTCCAAGCTATTCCCGAAGAAAGTGTAGAGTTCGGATACTGGCTTATTGCCGACAATGAAACATTGAAGCCGGAGGATAGACTGAAAGTTTCGGATAATCCGTTCACTATTCAAGTTACCCCTCAGATAACAGCAAAGGGTAACATGAAGGTAGAAGCATATTTCTATATGTCTATGCGTGAATATCTGAAAGCACAGATTGACTATGAGTTGAAAAACACATCGTATATCAGTGTTGCCCAGAAATGGGGATTCCGTTTGTCTGATGATAGCCGTGAAACGTCTGAGATGAAGAAGGATTTGGCTTATGCTGATTTGTTGCTCATTGTTTGTACTGCCCCTTCAACGATACAGGGAAAGACAAAGAAAGCCGGAAACTGGTCAATTACCGACACAAGCAAGACTATTTCTATCAATGACAAGAAAAGATTGGAGCAACGCGCAAAGGATTTATACGCCAAATGGGGTTTGAATTTGGATGTTGGAACAGATGTTGAAATAACTAGATTAAGATGGTAGTATGGGAAAGAGTATTTTAGGTGAGGATATGTTTCCTGATATGGTGAGAATTTATCAGAACAAGAACAGTTCGGATAAATATCAGACTACCCCATATTGGGAGATGATATACGAAGGAAGGGCAAATATACAGGAAAAGGATACAGGTTCGGAAACGAATGATGTTGACAAATCCGAATATGCCGCCTACCTAGAAGATAACGATGTAACCATACCTTCCGGGTGTCTGTTGGATTGGCAGAATTTCAACCATCCGTTTTCGGACAACAGCAATAGTTGGCGTGAGATAAAGAAACCTCCATTTAACAATATGGAATTTGGTACGGTGATATACTTTAACCAAATAGAAAACTAGAATACTATGACAATCAATTGGACGGAAATAATACTTGCTTTGTTGGGTACAAATGGCATAACCCTTCTAACTTCAATGTTAATGTTTAAGCAGAAGAAGGAAAAGATGGAAACTGAAATTGATTCTTCTACCTTGGACAATCTTGAAAAGGGGTTTGCTATTCAGGGTGCTCAGTTGAAGAAGGCGCAAGAGGAAATTTTGAGTTATCAGCAATCTCTCCACGATGCTTATCAGAAGATACAGGAGCTTTACAATGAACTGAATGATATTAAAACAGAACTGAAATGCGCTAAAGATGATCGAGATTTGCTAAAAAAGCAGATTGAGAAACTGAGTAAACCAGTAACAAGAAAGACAAGTACAAAAAATGCAGGCAAATAACAACGATAAAGTATTGAAAGAGTTTGGTAGTAATGTCCAAAATGCCTTGGATGAATCTATCATGCAGTTCATGGAAGATATCGCCACGAATATCATGGATGATATAAAAGACATGGAGGGATTTACCAATCAGACTTTCAATCTTGAAGATAGTTATGGATGTGGCATTTACAAAGATGGGGTCCTAAAGAAGATTGTGTGGGCAAATGCAACGAAAGTTGCAAATGAGCCTAGGAAACGTAACAATGTCGAGTATTGGGGGCGTGAACTTGCCGAAAATTTCTTCAACAGTTATAAATCCGATGGTTCTGAAAAATATGAACTGGTTGTCGCTGCTGTCATGTATTATGCCAAGTATGTTGAGAACTATCACCTGTTGAACGTTCTTTCAGATTCTTGGATTAAGACAAAGACAGATTTAAAAGGGGGTAAATATACTGTGGTTTTTAAGAAAATTGCAGCTAATATGTTAAACAAATATTTTAAGTGAAGTTATGGGCTACTTTAATCCTTCAACAATAAATACCACCTTGTACAATATTGTATTGGACAAGAAGATTGCTGACGATGTATATAAGGTACAGCGTCCTGCAAGTGTTGATGATAAGGTAACTAGTTTTATTGTCGTAAACAACAATACAAGAATTGTAAGCAATACCGAGGGCGGCCCTTACGGTCACTTCGGGAAAGGCGAAACAATGGCTACGGTTACTTTGTTTGTAAGGGCATTGCCTGGGAACATATATCCGTCTGTCATGGATGCGTTGAGTGAAAAGATGGTAGAACTGTTCCCTCAAAAGACTATGCAGCTTCATTTCGAGATATTTAATGTTTTACCACCAATATTTGACGGGGTAGGATTTTATTATATGTCCGTCCTGTTGAATGTTGTCATTTCAAAGGATTAGCCGCATGAAAAACGTGAGAAAAAACAGTGGAGGCGCATCGGTAGATACGTTTTCATCAATTAACAATAACTTTTTAAATACAGAAAATAGAATGGCACGAGTAAATTTAGACACCAGCCCTGCTTACTTGAACGGGCAGTCGGCTGCTTTGACATTTGATGCGATTGAGATTACCGATGAAACTCAATATTCAAGTTTTAAGAATCCGAAGATTCTTCCCAATATTGAATCTGGTACTACGGAATCCGCTGGTACTGACGCTGACACTTCTGAAACAAAGAACGAGCAGGGTGCTACCGTATTCCAGAATATCACACCGGGTACTATGGCATTTACCTTTACAGGTATGTCCACTTCAAAAGCCGCTTTCGCTTTCTTTACGCAAGGAGATGAAGCAAGGGCTGAGTTGGAATTAAGTAGTTTAACTGATACTGTTGATGCTTTCGGTAAGGGAACTTCTCAGAAACTGAAAGCGTTTGGTGCAAGCTCATTCAAGCAGTTTGTACGTCCTATCGGTATTATCAACGGTACTGGTGACCGTATGATCTTCTTCCCGAAGGCATCATGGGCTGTCAGCTTCACAGGTGCTCCAAGTAACGCTGGATATCTTGGATTCTCCGCTACTGTGACAGCATTGGAAGTTAACACTCAGTATTTGAAAACCATGATGGTTCTCGAACTTGACAATTCGGGAGTGAGTGATTGATGTAGACGGGTGATGAATTATTAGCCGGGCGTTTTCGTCCGGCTTTTATTGTTTTTTAACTGATTGTGTTTGATTTTTATTAACCTTTGTTGTATTTTTGCTGTAAAAATTAACACCATGACAGATAAAGAATTGTCTGATAAATTAAAGCTAAAAGCTATAAGCCTTGGACTGTGTAAGGAATGGACAAATGGATGGGGAAACCCGGACAAATATGAATTATGCGAGAAATATATCAGAGGCATTGACTTCTGCCTATTTAACAGGTTCCCGTCAAATGAAATAATCAAGAAGGAGTTTGCTGGTGTTAGGGAGAAGTTTAATATCTTTGTTGATGATACCAATCTTTTCATAAGCAATCCTAAATGGTCTATTTTTAATGGTTCGTGTGATTGTGTTGTCACATTCAACGATTTCGGTATAGGAGAGATGTATGTCAAGGATAACAGCCGTGTAAGTCTTGTTGCGCTTGACAACAGCATAGTACACGTTTCTTTGATTGACGATGCCAAACTTGATATTGTATCGTCTAAATATACAAGGGTATTCGTTTATACAAATACTCCAAAGAACATATCAAAGGTAGATGTGAAAGGAAAATTAATGATAAAACCGTTCAAGTTAGTTTAAGAAAAATGGGAATATTCAACTGGAAACAACCTGACTTAGATGATCAGATAAAGATGCAGAAGTTTGCCACTCATAAATACAAAGAGGTTATGGTTGGCAATAAGAAATTCAAGGTGCGTGGTCTTAGACTGGGTGCATATGACTATATTGTGGATAAGCTGCTGATACGTGATATTATCAATCCAGATACAGCAAAAAAGGAAATGATTGCAATTATGAAAAATGACGCATCTATTCCGTACAAAGTTGCAGCGGCAGGAGTATTGAATAACTATTGGTTTTTTGAGATAATTCCTTTTGCAAGACGTATATACGCTTGGTGGTTAAGCAGGCACTATGACCATAAGGAACTAACTCCGTTGATAGAAGCCATCGTGGAGGGGGCTAATGTAAGTGATTTTTTTACAAATACAATCCGTTTAGCGTTCTTGATAGATACGACAGCGACATTAAGCAAGAAGGATGCCATGAAATTATCTCTCGATGCAAAATCGGCTCACGAGGATCTATCCAAAAAGATTTCCCCCAATTCAGAGGAGATTTAAGACTATTCGGAGGATTGATGATAATCAAGGACTGGGCTTTGCTATGGAAATATTCATGGAGTTATATACAGGCAGTAATAATGGACCAACCTAAACTTGATTATCATTTTGAAGAGAAAGTTAAGTTGTATAAGGCTTCTCTTACAGAAGATTTATATGAGGAAGCTAACAAGGATGCAAGTGGCTTTATATATAGATTCAAAGAATCTAAACCTAAAGAAGAGCATCCCGATATATTACTAAAAGACATTTTGCGATGATAACAAAATACGATCCTAAAATATATCCCCTTAAACTGTATGTTGCAGTGGGGGATGACCAACGGGAAAATGTGAAGAAAAAATTTTCCACTGATTTTGATATAAATCAGGATTTATTTAGTGACTGCGATGCAATGACGCTAATGGTTAGGGAAAGGAAAACAAGACATTTAGGAGTGTTGATATGGCTGTCAAGAGATGGATTAGGAATAAGGGCTGTTTGCCATGAATCATCTCATTTTGTATGTAATCTATTTGATTATTGTGGTATATCAATGGGGTATAAAAATGGGCAGGATGAGCACTTTGCATACCTTTTAGGTTGGTGTGTTGAGTGTGTAATGGATAGTGTTGCGAAATATTTAAAAAACAATAAACATTAACTACCCACAGGCTAAATACCTGTAGGTGTTGATTAGACTAATCGTTAGGAGAGAATATATAGTTACCAAGGGGTGCTTGCTCAAGCCCCTTGCTCTAAGGTCAGTGATTAAACAATTCTGTGGGGTAGGAATAGTGTTACTGACGGTAAACCTCTCCATAACATTGTCGATGAGCCTTTAACGGAGAAATCCGACTTATAGTAAAAATGGTTTACGTAATTAATAAACAAGGACAAGCACTTATGCCAACCGAAAGGTTTGGTAAGGTTAGAAGGCTGTTAAAAAACAGTCTAGCCCATGTTGTGTGCCGTATTCCGTTCACAATTCAATTGGATTATGACACAACAGATTATACACAGCCCGTAAGTTTGGGTGTAGATGCTGGTAGCAAGCATATCGGTATATCGGCAACAACAAGTGATAAGGAATTGTATGCAGCAGATGTGGAATTGAGAAACGATATTGTGGATAAGCTATCTACTCGTAGGGAACAAAGAAGAACCCGTAGGAGTAGGCTTCGTTATCGCAAGGCTCGTTTCAATAACAGGATATCTTCCAAGCGTAAAGGTTGGCTGGCACCATCTGTTGAAAACAAAATCCAAACTCATTTGACTGTTGTTGAGAAGATACATAAGTTCCTGCCAATAACTAATATCGTAGTTGAAACAGCTTCCTTTGATATACAGAAGATCAATAATCCAAGTATATCCGGCAGTGAATACCAGCAAGGAGAACAGCTTGATTTCTTCAATGTGCGTGAGTATGTGCTATTTAGAGATAATCATATTTGCCAACATTGTAAGGGTAAGAGTAAAGATAAAGTCTTGAATGTGCATCACATAGAGAGCAGAAAGACTGGAGGTGATAGCCCGAAAAACTTGATTACCCTTTGTGAAACTTGCCATAAGGCATATCATAGAGGTGATTTTGAATTAAATGTAAAGCGTGGAAAGTCTTTTAGAGATTCCGCCTTTATGGGGATTATGCGATGGAGTTTCTATGATAGACTAAAGAATATCTATCCTAATGTAAGTATGACTTTTGGCTATATCACGAAAAATGCCCGTATCACTAACAATCTCCCTAAAGAGCATTATGTTGATGCAAGGTGTATCAGTGGTAATCCTGTGGCTAAACCTCTTGGATATTATTTCTATCAAAAGAAGGTGCGTTGTCAAAACAGACAAATACACAAAGCTAATTTCTTAAAAGGTGGTAGAAAGAAACTCAATCAAGCACCATTCTTAGTGAAAGGATTTAGGTTGTTTGATTTGGTTGAATATCAAAAGGATTTGTATTACATATTTGGAAGAAGAGATAGTGGTTTCTTTGATATTAGGAAATTGGACGGAACTAAAGTGAATAAAGGCTCTATCAATTGCAAGTATTTGCGATTGGTAGATAAAAGAAAAAGTATATTAATTGAAAAGAGAATGCAAGTAAATTTATGAAGATTAGTTTGTTTGTAAACGGAAATTTGGTGTGCGACCGAAGCAAAGCGAGGGAGCACAGAGGGGCTTTAGCCCGACAGAGGGGCTTTAGCCCGACAGAGGGGCTTTAGCCCGACAGAGGGGCTTTATGAGATAATAGCCTTAGATGGTAGTGATATACCAGAAGAGTTTGATTTGTCACAAGCTATCATTATTGATGGTGATGTACGTGTGACGGGTAGTTTGGCTTTAGGCGGCAATATCGTCTGCAATAAATTTGTGGAGGTGTAGTCTATGGGTCACTCTAACGGTAAAATTACTGCACCTGTCGGATTGGATAGTGATGTATATCCTACCCTAGGTATTGGTCCTACTAGTGATGGTTATGATTTAGGGTATGCGTGTGCAAATACGCATGGGAGAATAAACAGATATTCATATATAAAACCAATTGATAGATCTGATTTAGGTGTTGTGCAGTTTAACGATTCTACATATACTGCATTTACAAAAATGATAATATATACAATAGGAAATACTGTTCCATCTAGCACTATTGCAGAGTATAAATCTCCTAAAAGTGTATATCGTATTGCTGATTTTGATGGGTATAATCATGTAGAATATCCTGTTAAACTTAATATAAACATTCTCCCGTCAAATATATTAGATTATGATACGTATAGTCAAACTGTAAAACTTGATTTAAATGGAAGTTCTAGAAATCTTTTATCATTACTTATAAATGACACTGTTTCTAGCTCAATAAAATCATGGAGGTGCGCTATTTTAATTATTGCAGAGAAGAATGGTAGTAGAAGATTTTTCCTGGGAGAAAAAGGTACTTCTGATAGCCTAAGATTAGGTTTTTCTCCAAACAATTCAAACATTTATTCTGCTTTTAAAAGTATGGATATAGGCACTTGGTCTTGTACCATAATGGCTGTAGCTGTACATGGAAGTCACCCTGACAGTAATAATGAAGCACATGAGATTTCATCATCTACAGGATATAAATTTCCTATTATTCCAGAGTGCTTTGGATATAAGACAAAAATAACAGGCGTGAAAATAACTACCCCTAAAAAGAGATTTTTCTATAAAGTTATTTTTATAGATAATTCAGGTAGGGGAACATACATACCTTATGACATACGTGTGCAAATGGTTGTACAAGATAATAATAATAAAACTTTATTTAATCCTGGTATTAAAACATGGGGTGATATAGAACGTGATTCTATTTCTGTTTCTGGGAGAGAATACATTTACGAAGAAAATTATACAATAGATGATGGAAGTGGTAAATTAACAGGGTTAAAATGTTTTATGACAATACCTGATTATGAAGAAGAACCTGGTATTTGGGAAACTCCAGATTTAAGTGGAAGTAATTATTCTAGATACATATATAATCAAGGTTTACATACCACAGAATTGGAATGGGATTTATCTAGTAAAGAAGTTAATGAATTTAGAGTTTCTTTATCATATAGGGATTCTTCCCAATAACACAATTGGTATGTATATAAATACCTAAAATAAGCCCGAAAGTTACACGAACTTTCGGGCTATTTTGTAACCTGAAAACAATATGAAACCGATACCTATGTATCCAAGATTGATTAGTATTTTTTGCCATTTAGACAATTCCTTTTCTACCTTTACTTCTACAATTTTCTCCACGGTTATTATAGAATCTTTCGTCACTACTGTTTCTTTTTCCAAGGATGGAATACTGTCTTGTAAAAAGTCTTTCTTGTTTTTCAAACTATGAAAAAGCCTGCCATCCGACATTATTTTAGCGTCTGATACGGCTAATGATGTTTCCAAGTGTGAACTATCTTCAAATGTTGTATGTTGTATGTGTTCTGTTGGAAGAGTTATTATTTTTGATTGCCATACTACTCTTTCTGTTACTGTCGTGTTGTGGTCTACTATGGTTGTATTTGTCGAAGATGGAAGTAGCTTGCGTGAACAAGAACACGACAGTAACAAAAAAAATAGCAATATAGAAAACGGCTTATTCATGTGCGTTTTATTGTTAAAAACATTAAATCATATTATAAATCTGAAATTCATTTATTCGTCACATCAATCAACCCATATGAAATATATTTCAATTTCTTATAAGAAACATCTTTCTTGTTGCTTCCATTGTCTTTTAAATTAATGTTTATTCAACATAAGTCGGGATTACTCCCGTTAAATACCCATCGCCAATGTTGGATGAGGTTTTCATAAGCAGCACCGTTTCACCGAATACGCTACTCCTTTTAACCACTTAACTTAGAGCTACAGACTTGGGTAAACATCCGTAGGTAACTATATATCATTCTCATCCAACGTAGCACTCAAAGTGCTTAGGCTAATAACCTGACTCCAAATGAAGCATATATAAAATATACAGTAAACTTTAATATCTTATATATTATTCGAGGTTATCGACAAGATTTGTTGCGATAAGCGAGATAAATTCCTCCTTCGGTATTTCCAATGCTTCGGGAGAGTTCCATTTCACTTTGATTGCACCGTCAGTACCAATAAGTTCAATGATTTTAGCAAATCCTTCAAAGGCGAAGTATCTAGGCTTCATATCACATTCCTCTTTCATTTTCTCTTGGTATGCTTCGGAGTATGCCTTGTTCAGTTCTTCTGTTTCCTTGTTGAAATCTGCTTCTGTCTTTCTGATTTCATCCGCTTCTTTCTTTTCCTCTTTTGTCGCATCTTTCTTACCGTCAATCTCTTTCATGTGATTGATTTTCTGTGCGCGCTCGTCATATCCTTCCTTCTTTATCTCTTTAAGAACCTGTTGCATATCATCATCGAATGCTTTTGCAGCCTTGTCGTAAGCGACACGCATAAGCATGATTTTTGCTTTCAGTTCTGATGGAAGTTCCTTCCCTTCTAGTGATAAGGGGATATTCAAGAGAGTTAATCTCTTTAAAAACATTTCTTGGTTCGTCATTTCTTCTTGCTGTTTAAATTGAAACTGATGAGATGCCTTTCGTGTTAATGTATTTTGTAACATCGGTTACGAAAGAGTTGATGATGGTAATGATAGCAATTTGTGCTTCCAAGTCGGGATGATCGTTGTAGTTGATTGCGATACCACCGTTCTGATTGAAATAGAATGTGGCGAGTTGGTTTTCTGATTCCAATGACTTCACCTCTCCGCCATCAAATGAATCAATGTTTTTTCCGTTTGATACGTTTACATTCGCATTCACCTTGTATTGTTTTTCCACATTAGCTTCATTGCTGAATGTTACGCTGGCTGAATTTACGCCAACGAGTGTTACTTTGTTTTCTTCTATAGCCATAGTTAAAAAATTATTTTATTGCAAAGATAATATAATCGTTTTTAAGTACAATTTTTAATATGTTAAAAAATACTAATGGATTTTTGTTTATTGTAAATCATGCTCTTGTGCTTATTTTTGCTATTTTTGCAATAATTAAAAAACAATAACTATGGCTGATGTTGATTTAGGAGCATTAAAGTTTAAGATTGGGCTAGATGATTCCAGTCTTGACAAACAGATAAAGGATATACAGAAGAAGTTGCAGGACACTTTTAACCAGGAGATGTCCTTTAAGCCTATGTTGACCGATATAGGCAAAATGAATGACGAACTTAGCGAGGTTGTAGAAAAGATAAATAAAGCGAATGAAAACGCATCCAAGGTAGGGAAAGGGAAGTCGAACAAGAAAATGGATATACTTGTTCAGATGGAAGAATTGTCAAACAAGATTGTCGAAGCGACAAGAGAGTATGACAAACTGGAAAAGACTTACCGTAACTTAGGCAATGCAGGTGGGGATAAGGGGATGGCTACAAGAAAAGCTAATCTTGAAAGTCAGAAGAAAGCGATAGATGATCTTGTGGCTGAATTGAACAGATTGAAAACGGCATATTCCCTTACTGCTAACAGTGCGCCCAAATTGTCCATTTCCGATGAGAGAGAACTTAACCTTCTACGCCAGCAATACGAGATGGAGATTGCACGGACAAAGGAGATGGATAGACAAGCATCAAAGCAGGAGCAGGCGAATAAAAAGATGCAGCAGACCAATCAGAAGTATCTACAATACCTTTCTGGTCAGTCTGGACTTGCCCTTGGTATGCCTGAGGGAAGTGCTGAGGACTTGAACAAGAAAATTGCCGCCATACAGAAACGCCTTGAACTATTGAATAAATTCAAGGTTGAAGTTCCTTTAAACAGCAATCAGATAACAAAGGCTGACGCTCTTATTCAGAAATTGCAAGGCAGATTGGAGAAGTTGCAATCATCTTTAAGAAAAACATCAACGAATGAATTGCTTAATATCAATCCTACGTCTATCAATCAGGCTAACAATCTTATTTCTGAATTAACGAACAGGCGTAATGCGCTTAATACGACTGACGCAAACTATAACCATACCCTTACTCTTCTCAACAGGAAGATACAGGAACATAACAAGTTTGTAAACGAAGCTACATCCTATGGAACAAAGATGCAGCAGACCAATCAGAAAAATGCCGCAAGTTCAAAGGAATTTACCGAGGAACTGACAAAGCAGAGCAGAATGATGCGTGAGTTTGTCAATACGATAAAAACTTATGCAGGATTCTACTTTTTCAGAGATATGTTTCAGGAACTTGTTGCTATCCGTGGAGAGTTCGAGTTGCAACAGGTATCATTACGTGCCATCATACAAGATGCAAGACGGGCTGACCAGATATTCAGTCAGATTAAGGGGCTTGCTGTAATATCTCCTTTCCAGTTCAGTGATTTGGTTGGATATACCAAACAGCTTGCAGCATTCCAGATACCTGTCAATGAATTGTACGGTACAATGAAAAGCCTTGCGGATGTTTCCGCAGGTCTTGGTGTGGATATGGGGCGTATCATCCTAGCTTATGGACAGATAAGAAGCGCAGGTGTGTTAAGGGGGCAGGAATTACGTCAGTTGACAGAAGCTGGTATTCCTGCATTGGACGCATTGAGAAAAAAACTGGAAGAAGTAAGAGGCGTGGCTCAAACTACTGATGATGTGTTCAACGCCATATCAACACGTCAGATTCCTTTCGAGTATATTCGGGAGATGTTTACCACAATGACGGAAGATGGTGGTATGTTCTACAAGATGCAGGAAATACAAGCCGCATCTTTGAAAGGTATGGTAAGTAACCTTGCCGATTCATACAAGATTATGATGAATGACATAGGCGAGGCGAATGATTCCGTTCTGAAAGGAATTGTGGGAAGCATAACCGATGCAATGAACAACTGGAGATATTTCTCTAAGGCAATAGAGGGCGTTGCTGTAGGATATGCCGCATTAAAGGGATTACAGCTAGCTAGAACGGCTATGCTTGGTAAAGAAGTTGTTGCAACAACTAATGCTATTAAGGCTGAGAAATTAAGGGAAGCCCAGTTGCTTAAACAGGCTGCGATGTATAGAACGCTCACTACTGCCGAGAGATGGAAGATAGCGACAGCGTCAAAACTGTCTGCCGTAGAGATAGTTGCTGCCGTTAATTCGGGAAAGATGTCGGCAGAGATGGCTAAACGTATTCTTGCCACGAATATGCTGACACAGGCTGAACGGCATCTTCTTGTAACAGAACTTAAACTGACAGGTGCGGAAGCTGCAAGAATGTTGTCTATGACAAAAACGACAATGTTGATGAACAGATTCAAACTGGCAACATTCGGTTTGACAAATTCATTGAAAACATTGTGGCTTACGATAAAGGCTAATCCGCTTATGACAATACTTACCGTTGCAGGTCTTGTGGCGGAAGCGTTTCATGTGATGTCTGCACGTTCGGAAGAGTTCAATCAGAAGATAAAGGATAGTGCAAAGTCTTTCCGTGAATCATACAGTGATTTGCAAAAAGACCTTGACAAGATAAACTTCGATAAACTTACCCCGGAAAACCTTGAACAGCTTGACACGAAACAGTTGCAGTCGTATGAGGAAACACTTACTGGAGTATTGTCAAAATATGGCAATATAGGGCAATATATAGTACAAAACAGCAAGAAGATAGATGATCAGAAATCACGTGTGGAATATCTGCAAAAGTCAGCATCGGAACTAGAGCAGGTTTATAAGCGCGCTGCCGAAAATGCGGATATAATGTTTAAGGCGGATAAGGCAACATCTACGGGTGTATTTGGAGATTCATTCTCTGATATGCTTAAAGATTACGAGGAATCGTCTGTAAAACTCACTTCGGCAAGTAAGGATATAGAAGAGTTTCGTGGTCAGATAGTACAGGCATCCAAGGAGATTATAAACATGGGTAAGGGTACTAAGGAATGGAGAAACGAACTTACCGAACTGATAAACAAAGGGGCTTCGGCAGCTACTATTGTAGAGAAGATACGTTCTTTGGCTGAAACGTCAGGAGATGCACGGACATTTGAAATATTCAAGAACAAAGCCCATTTTGACAGTGAGGAATTGTTGAAGGAGTATGAGAAATTGAGGATGGGCATCACGGATGAAGTAAAAAAACTTGAATCATCCTTTAATTTATTTGCAAAATATACTGAGAAAAAACTTAAAGATGTATTTGGCAATATAGATGTAAAAAACCTTACTGATGAGCAACAGAAACAATTAAAGATACATCTTGATGAATTTGCAGTAGCTAATGAATTAGGGGAAAATGCTAGAAAGAAATTAAACGAACTGGCAAAAGAAAGATGGCGTATTCAATTTAAACTTGATGATAGGGAAGCCCAAGCAGGATTGACAGGATGGAAGAAATCTCTTGACGAGATTACAGGAAAAGCGTGGACTATAACAATCAAAACGTCAGATATAAAGACTGTAGAAGATTTCTTTAATGCCGTAAAAAAGGAATATAAGGATTCAAAAAGTACGATAGAAAACTATAAGAGAACTATTGATAAATTTACCAAAGAGGGAAAGCTGAAAAAAGTAGGTGATAAATACCAAATGACAGGATTGGTAGATCCCGAAGAACTTGAAACATTAAGACAAATAATAAGCGAGTTTAACGCTGCCAACGAGGCGATGTCAAAGGCTACGGGAACAGCAAAAAAATTCAACCTTGAACTGGAAAAGCAGAAGAAGGAAGGGAAAAAAAGAGATCCTCTTGCTGACCTTTGGAAAAACAGATTGTCATTGCTTGAATCCGCCTATTCCAAGTTCAAGGATTTGAGCATTAACATAGGTAAGGAAGAAGCCAAAAAGCAGATCGAAGCCATATACGGTTCACAGGCGTTAAAACTTGGCGTAGATATTGTATATGACAAACAGGCTATTGTTGACAGTTACAACAAGGCTGCAAAGGAATTGGAAACACGTGTCCCACAGGATGCGGTCAAGAACGCAAGGAAAGCTGCCGAATTGTCCTCTGAAATTTATGTTGAAGCAGCCAAGAAGGTGATGAAAAGAATTACGGATGAGTTTGACAGATACAGGAACAAGTATGACTTTTACAGTGACATACTTGGAATAACGGGTGATTCCGAACTTGCCTTAGACCTTGCCGTTCAGTTCAGTGGTGATACATCTACTATGGCTGAAAGTTTTGCAGCAGGGATATACAACAATCTGCAATCCGCATTGGCAGGAATGAATCTTGACCTTGGTGTTTCTGTCGTGCCCGACACATCTTCATTCACCTCAATGAACCAGTATATCAATCAGATACAGGAAGCCATTAAGGGGAATAAGAATATCGGAGAAGATCAGAAAGAGGTTATCCAAGGAATGATTGACGCATGGAAAGGCTACTTTGGTGAGATGGCAAAGCAATATGCTAATGACCTTGAAAAATATGGTGACTGCTATACACAGGTTGATATTATCAGGGAGAATTACCGAAAAAGAATTGAAACGGCAAAGGGTATGGGCAACACTTCATTATCTTCCGCATTGCAGAAAAGCGAAGAGATGGACTTGTTCAAGCTGACCACAGACTATCAGAACTTCTTCGGTGCTGTTGAAGCGATGTCTATGGAAGCTGCAAATACCGTTGCCGACAAGGTAAGGGAAATGCTCAACAGTGCATTTAGATCTGGTGCTATCAGCGCAAAGGAATACATGAAAGAACTTGAACGCGTGGACAAGCAGATAGAGAAGATGATGAAGAACAACCAGTCTGACTTTCAGACGTACATGAAAGATGGGATTGAAGGTCTGTACAACAAGCGTTATGATGCAGAAAAGTCAAAGATGATGGCAGGCATGAATGATATGCAACAGGCTATGGCTGACATAGAAAATGCTTCCAAGGCATACGAGGACGCGATGAAGAACGGTGATGAAGAAGCTGCCAATGCCGCTTTGAGTGCCAAGTCGGAAGCCGAATCAAGATACAAGAGCGGACAGGAAGCTGTCAAGACTGGTAAAAGAATGATGGCTGCCGCACAGAACGCTTTGCAGACGGTGAATCTTATTGACTTTATCATAACCAATATATACAATGCTATAAAGGCTATGCAGCAGATAATTGCATCCGTGTCCAACCTTATGGATTCTATGGGTAAGGATACTGACAGTGGTTTCATGCGCGAGATGAACCAGTTCTCGGAAGCTATGGGCGTTATGAATGAAGGAGTGAAGAAATCATGGGATTCATTCAAAAGCGGTGATTTTGCAGGTGCGATAGGCTCGGCTATATCCATGCCGCTTGATGTTATCGCTACGTTTAACAGGCAGCATGACAAAAGGCTTCAAAAACATATAGAGAATCTTGAATTTGAATCAAAGAAGTTGACCAATATCTATAATATGCTTGAAAAGGAATTTGAGCACATTATAGACCCGGCAAGACTTGATGAGGTGACATCCCAACAGGTTTCCAACTTAAAAGAACAGTTGCAGATTCAAAAGGATATTCTTGCTGCCGAAGAAGATAAGAAAAAGTCAGATAGAGAAAAAGTAGAAGATTACAAACAGACAATAAAAGAATTGGAGTATGAGATAAGATATTATACAGAAACGCTTGCAAGTGAATTGTACAGCATTGACTTGAAAGACTGGGCTAGCCAGATAGGTGACGCTCTTGTCGAAGCATGGCTGAAAGGGGAAGATGCAGCCAAGGCATACAAGGATACTGTGGCAGACGTCATGAGAGATGTTGTTAAGAGTTGGGTACAGCAACAGTACATAGAAAAGGCAATGCAACAGGTACAGACCACATTGTTCGGAGCAGACGGTAAAGGTGGTATGTTTGCAGACAACAAGATAGACAAGGATGAACTTATAATACTAGGAAATGTAATGGGTTCATTGGAATCAGCCTTTGCGGAAGCCGGGGGTGTGGTCAATGAGATAAACAATGCACTAGGCGGAATGCTTACCGAAACAGAGGAAAATGCGGAAGGTCTGTCCAATGCCATTGCAGGAGTTGACGAGAATACATTCAACCAGGCATTGGGTTATCTTAACGGAATGAGATACGAAATGGTTGTCCAAAGCGATCTACTCCGTCAGTTGGTATCGTTAAACGGTGGTTCGGCAGGAACGGGAGGAACGAACATGACAGCAATACAGCAGTCACAGTTGGAGGTTCTCACCCAGCAGCTTGCCGCAACTATGGCGATAAAGACAGCACTTCTAAGTGTCGTTTCCATTGCCCCAAGGTCAGGCGGAAATGCGATAAAAGTTATAATTGACTAAAATAAACGCCCTGCTAGCTTCACAGTCGGCAGGGCGTTTGAGATTGATTATGAACAAAAAAAATCCAATCACTTGAGGTGCTTAGCGGAATCGAACCGCTGTTGTCGGTTTTGCAGACCGTTGACTAAACCACTCATCCAAAGCACCGATTGTGATGCAAATATAGAAAAATATTTTTTAAAACTAGATGGTTTCTAAGACTATTTTTGTTATTTTTGCACTAATAAACAATGTACACGAATGGCTATAGCTAAATATTTTATAAAGAAAGGAAGCGATACGGCAAAGGATTTGTATGCCACATACAGGCTGTATATACTTGAAAGCAAGGGATTATGGGATTTGCCGACAAGAAAGGAAGCCTATGCCGAAAAATGGTATGACAAGAACGGTCAGAAGGTGTACGAACCTGTTACGCCTGTTTACCAGCCAACGGAAGGAAGCATAACATTTGCCGCTTTGGGAGATGTGGAAACGGTAAAGACGAATATCCGTTCGTTCTATTCATATATAACCAATGTGATACCTGCCACTCCCGGTACGCCATACGGTTCATCCTCTTTCTCTATATGGAATGATATATGGGGCGAATCGGCAAAGCAGGTGATAAGATGCACTGGTTTTGAAACGGGCGCAAAGCTGAGTTATCAGGATGTTCAGGACTTGCAGAACCCGGATAAACTTGTGTCCGCCTATACATTTTCGTTAAATTTCAGTATTGACCAACCAACGCTTTAAAGACCAATGATTTTACAGATTAAAAGAGGAAATAGGGTTATTGCGGAGAGTGCTGATTTTTCATACAGCCCGTCTTTGCAGGAAGTGAGAAAATTGACTTGTGAAGTCGTTTCCGTTGTTCCGATAGAGTTCAAGGCATACAACTCAAAGAGCGAATCGGAATACGATACAGTCGTATATAACGGTAATACATTCATCCTGTACCAAGCCCCATCGGGAGATAATCTTAACGAAGCAGGAAAATACAAATACTCCCTTTTGTTTTACGGTAAGGAGGTGCTTTTGCAGAATGTGGCATTTCTTGACATAGTAAGCGGAACAGGTGGGGAAATAAACAAGATAAGATACACTCATGGCGGTCTGTTCCAGTTTTGGGGTGATGCAAAACAGCTTGCAGCACGTATAGAAGCAAATATAGAATCTTACAATGCGTCATTGGGTGCAGGATATACAGGCATTGGCACATGGACATTGAATGTGGACGCAGAAGGTGAACTGACGGAGGATATGATTGACATAACCGATGGGACCAACCTGTTTGAAGCATTGAAGAACTTCTATGACAAGTTTTATCTAAACTATTATTTCTCTACGACAGCAAACGGTGGGATAATAACCATTACGGACAAGACAAGACCGTCCGTAAACTGGACATTCAAGCAGGGTGACGGTGGGGGTGCTGTAAAAGTTTCCTCTTCCGTAGATACAAGCACACCTGTCATAACCCGAATCATACCACAAGGTGGAAGCAGGAACGTTCCGCCTGAATACAAGAAGGACGCTAAGCCTGCCGATGAATCACGCTATTGCCCGTACATCCTTCTTCCGAATGATTCTGACGGGAATATAAGATATTATATTGACAGCGAATACGGATTGAAGAACTATGGTGTGAGAGGAAAAACCATATCAAACACGTTCAGTGGGATATACCCTTCCATCAGAGGGAAAAAACTTGGCGATCTGTACCCGTCAGGACTTCCAGAATGGGATACATACAAGGCGGATGGAGAACCAGATCCTCAATCGGGAAAGGTGGCAGGTGAGGGTGCTAGCGCAGCAACACGAATAGATAAAATCATCGGGTCTACTCCTATAAAGAGTGATGATAGTGACAGTTTCTTCATTTATATGACCTCTCCAGGATTCAACCTAGGGTACAAGGTATATGAGGACGGTGATTCATCCGACAAGATAAACGACAATGTGCAGCCCCAGTACAAACCCCATGCTATGTTTGACAAGTACAGGGATTTTGAGAGTTTTGATATATATGGTACAAGGGCATATTATGACCAGCCTGTAAAGGTTACTGCCACATTCTCAGGAAAAATGCTTTTCAGTGTATTGCCCATAGGAAGTGATGCTGTAGGGAAAAAGGTGAAGATTAATCTACGTATGGTTTTAAACCGTGTATTGGGTCAGGCTTCTCCTTTGAAAGAGGTTGTAATTGGTGAGGAAGGTGCTACTGGTATGCTTGAGATACCTTACGACAAGACCGCTCTTGTAGGATATATAGAAAAAGGCCAGAATACGACAGTCACCATACGTGTTGAGTTCACGTTTGATTCTGATATCCCTGCCGAAAGCTGTAAGATAGGCTTTAGTGAGGAAATGACATGCAACATACATTTCGGTAATCAGGACGGTTCACAGGACAGGTTCTATTATAAATACGCTTCTGTAACGGACGCGGTGTTCAGTATGCGTACAGGAACTTATACAGGAACGGAATTTAAGATAAACAAAAACGGTATTATTCCTCTTTATGGTGAAGTGAACGGTGATACGGGGGAAACGGAAGAGGATGTTGCCATGTTCAACAAGGGGGCACGATATAAAATATCATGTTACAGAACAGATAGCGACAATGCCAAACTTCCCCTTTATACGGATGGTAAATCTCCTTCAATTGCAGCAGGAACGGAGTTTGTCATTCTGAATATCGTCATGCCCGAATCTTATGTGACAATGGCTGAGAATACGCTTGAAAAGGCGGCTCTTGACTACCTGTCAAGATATGACCATGAGAACCGAACCGTTTCACTTGACATATCTAGCGGATTTGTCGCAGAGCATCCTAACCTTTTCATTGACTTCATAGAAGGAAATATGCTAAAGGTAAGGGATGATGGAATAGGCGTGTTCGATTTCTCTGATAACGGTCAGATAGTGGATATGCAGTTACAGATACAGTCTTTGGAGATTAAATATTCCAAGGAGAATATGTTCCCGTCATATTCATGCACCATTGCAAGAAGAAAGATACTGTCTTTCTATGAACGGCTGGCACAGGAGAATCAGACCGCTTCAACACAGAGTACGACAAATGTAACATTAGGCGGAAGTGGTACGGGAAGCGGAACAAATATTTTCTCTGAACAGCTACTTAATGACCTTATTGCATCGTTTCAGAAGTTCAACGGATGGTTTGAATGGGATGAAGTAAACCAAGCGTTACGATGCAAGTCAGCGTTCTATACAAACCAATGGATATCAGCGTTGGGCGCACAGAGTGGTAGCGGAGAACCGGGAGGTGGTGAAGGAGGACTGATTAAGGCCGTGTACGGATTTGCCGATTTAGGCAAGACGTTTGACGATTCTAACCTTAGCAATACATTCAACGCATATACCATCAACGAGATATGGAAGCTAGCCAAGGAAGGCGGAATGAATACGGACAAATTGTGGCAGGAGTTGGGAAAGGATGATCCGACAAAGAAAATTCACATATCCCATCTTCCTGACAATAAATTTGTAACGATTGATACGGAACAGACAGTTACTGCAAGCAAGATATTTACTGGTCAGTTGTCTACGGCAAATGTAGTTCCTAGCGTGAACAACGCATCCACACTTGGTCTTGAATCGAAGAGATGGGAGAATATTTATGCTGTAGATGCCAATATAAGCGGCACGGTGAAAACACAGGCGTTGCAGGTTGGCGATATAAAGATTATATATGATTCCGTAAACAAGGCAGTCACATTTGAGCATATAGATGGAAGTACGGAAATAGGCTTTTATACCAGAGGATGGATTTCCGCTTTAGGCGTATCTCCTGGAGGAAGCGGAGGAAGCGGTGGTGACGGACTTGTGAAAAACGTATATGGTTTTTCCAATCTCGGCACAACCTTCTCCGATTCAGACCTTGACAATACGTTTAATGCGTACACGATAAACGAGATTTGGAAAATGGCGAAGGAAGGTGGTGGTATAAAGAACATCACCCAGTCGGGGAGTGGAAATGCCGTAACAGACATGACACTTAGTTCTGACGGGAAAACCATCACTGCCGTATTCGGGGAAACATTCGCTAGACAACAGGACTTGGGTACGCTGAATAATACCGTAACACAGTTAGGCAATAAGTTGAACAACTTCTTAGAAGGAAGCGATGCTGATAACATTATCAACAAATGGAAAGAACTTGAAGCGTTTCTTGACGGTCTTACGGAAAGCGATAATCTAGCTGAACTTCTCGCACTGAAAGCGGACAAGACCATAACGATAAGTGCAGGAACTGGTCTTACGGGAGGTGGAAACCTGTCCGCAAACCGCACATTGTCACTGGCTACCACGGGGGTGAATGCTGGTACATATACGAAAGTTACAGTAGACACCTATGGGCGTGTTACAGTCGGTGATAATCCTACCACACTGGCAGGGTACGGGATTACTGATGCCGTTACCTTGACTACTGCTCAGACTATTTCGGGAAGAAAAACGTTTAGTCAGAACATAGTATTCAACAATAACGGTGGTATAACATATCCCGATGGAAATGTAGCATTAAGAAATTCAGACGGTCATACAATACTAGCTAGCTTCGGAGATGGAAGTATAAATCTAAGACCTAATGGGCACAATAATACGGAAGGTGCTGTTTGGATTAATAAGGCAGGAAATGTTCAAGCACCATCAGTGTCAACAAATGCCATTACGATAGGAGATGCCCAACTTGTTTATGATTCGGCAAACAAGGCTCTGAGAGTGAAGCATAGAACAGACGGAAACACGGTAGGATTCTACTCGGACGGTTGGGTATCTGCTCTTGGCGTGAAAACAGGTGGTAGCGGTGGTGGTAGCGGTGGTGTAAATACCGTTTACAGCTTCGCAAACCTTACTGACGGCACAACCTTCTCCGATTCAGACCTTGACAATACGTTTAATGCGTACACGATAAAGAAACTGTACGACATGGCTGGACAGGGAGGACTTGACGCTGATGCTATGTGGGCTGAACTGAAAAAGGCTGATTCAAGTAAAATCATAGATGCAAGTCATATCCCTACTTCCGTATTAGACGGTAGATGGGTGACTTTATCCACCAACCAAACTATTACAGGGCAAAAGACGTTTACGCAAAATATATTATTCAGCAACAATATAACAGGGATAAGGAATACGGCAGGTAATCTTGTATTCGGTGCAGGAAATGAGAATATCTTCTGTATTTTAAATGACTATGTAGGTCCAGTAGAAGCAAAAAACAACCAGTTGGTATTAGGTAATGATGTTGGTTATTGGAAAAAGGTAACGGCTGGGCAGTATATTTCTAAGGTTGCCACAGGGGTATCACCTTTGATAGTTTCAAGCAATACGCTTGTTAATAATTTAAATGCAGATTTACTAGACGGTTATCATCAATCTTCATTTTTACGGGCAGATGGTGTTAACCAATATGTAACACTTTCCGGCGGTGACGGAAATAATGAAGGGTACAGATTGGTATTTGAGGGTACTGTGACGGGTGGATGGTCTATTAACAGTATGACACTTCTAGTAAATAGTAGGCACGCAGGTACAGGTATGATAAGTATTGTATTTCATACAACGAATCAAGAGAGTACAAGTTATGTTGGGTCTTTGAATTATTACGGAAGCATTCTTGCTCTTGGTTATAAAATGTGGAGATTATTCTATAACACTACAACCAAGAAAGTAAGACTGTTTTGGCGTTTTTATGATTACAGTGATTGTAAGGTGTCAATCCTAAACAGCCGTGGTCTTACTACAAATATATCCAATAAAACTTGGTACACTACTATACCGTCAGATAGTGGCTCAGAACTTCCATCATATTATAATAGGTCTGATACTACCGGCTCTCTTGCTACTTCCCGTACCCTTTGGGGTCAACCTTTCAACGGTACGGCTAACGTAAGCGGAGATATGACGGGCGTTGGAAGCATAACGATGAGCGGTGACTTGAAGATAGGAAACGCCACTTCTCCCAATACCATATATTTCTACGGAACTACGGAAGATGGACCAGGAGGTTATAACCATACGTTCATTGCTGAAAGATTTTGGGGAGGTACGGAAAGTAGTGAGCTGGTCCTGTTTAAAGGAAACGATTTAAGCCCCAGTGATACAGATGCCACAACCGTAGGTGGTGCTGGACCTGACAGAATAAGACATATTGCTGCCGCCCATTTATTCCAGACTTATGCAAGTCCAATATCAGGTACGGTAGAGAGTATTTGTACAAGCTCTGTTTTGAGGAACTTGTTCAGCATAGCACCGGGCAGGGTTGTAAGCTATATTCCGTTACAATCTATCGTAGCAAGTGGTACTGCTCCGTTTATTGTGGCAAGCAATACGGTTGTGGGTAATCTTAATGCAGACCTTCTTGACGGGTTTCATGAAAATTCGTTTTTAAGACACCGAGATACTTATGGTATTGACGGATATAATACATTGTGGTCACAGATAGGTATAAGACAGTATAACGATGCAAAGCCTGACGGAATGGCTAATCCTATATATGATTATGGTGCTGTTATATCTCTTCCAGGAGGAAATACGAGATTAGATATATGGTATAATCACACGTCCTCAGCGTCAGATTCACCCACTAATGGTATTCAATACAGAAGCGGATTTAATGATGATAAAAAACCTTGGAGAATGTTGCTAGACAGTGTAAACTATGCCAGCTATTCTGACGGCCGCTACGTAAAGAAAGCAGGTGACACCATGACAGGGGATTTGAATATATCAGGTGGTCATATACTTTATATGTTGCAGACTTCCTCCACATCTACACAGCAAATACACTTCCAAGGCGGAAGGAACGACTATGGCAGAATCGCTTTCGGTGGTACTGCTGAAAATGCCGGATGGATGGAGATAGCTTCTTGTGATGATGGAAATGAACCTATATATGCAAGACAATACACGGGCGTATTTACTACCATAAAAAATACTCTTACCCTGCTTGACGCAAACGGGGATACTGTTATGTCAAACAACAAAGGATTAAATGTAGGATGTGGGTCACGACAGGTCAGACATGGTGGAAGCTGGGTTCATGGTGGCTCGGATGCAGCTTCCTCAACCGATGCAAATTTGCGTTTCGGTTCTTGGTATGGTATAGGTTGGTATCCCACAATCAGTGGACAAACGGTAGCGCAGGGAAACAATGCCATGTGGTTGAATGTGAGAAACGGAAATTTGGATACTTTTGGTGCTATTACTGCCCATACTAATTTTTTAGCCGCAAACTGGGATTCAGCTAGGCGTTTGGTTATGGGCGGTGGAAGTTCCTATGCTTATATTGATTCAAGAAATTCAAGCAATAATGTATTATGCAATATCATACTGGAAGATAACAAGGTTTTTATAGGTAATTATGCTGAATCGAGCAGGTTCGTGTCCACCGTAGGCACAGGCACGCAACCTTACCAATGTTCTTCTACTACATTGAATACCAATTTAAATGCGGACATGCTAGACAATTGGCATCTTAATTTCTTACCTAGAAATTACAATAACAATAGAACTTATGCAGTACAATTTGCTCTAGGTGGTACGGACAATGGCTGGAAAAAGATATTCGCTTGTTCTGAATCGGGAACTGGACCTTGGCGGTCAGTAACGGTTTGGGGTCAGATATGGTACGCTTATGGAAATCATGCACAGGAAGAAGTCAGATATTACCACTTCTGTGCCATCTTCCAAATGAGAAGTGGAGAAACTTCTTCTGGAAGCAATGTGGGAAGTGTTGTAAATTCGGCACGCCTTTATCTTCCCACATTCGCAAAAGGAATGGATAATATCCGTCTTGTACGTGTAGGAACAAACAATTTTGAATTGCAGGTGCGCCAGATTGGTTCATATCACAATGGGCACATACAATACCAATATTGGGCTAATGGTGCTAACGTTTCCGCATGGGAAAATCTGCAATCCACATCAAATACGACTGTGGCTGTATCGGCAGGAGGTGCTTCCACGTTGACTGACAGTAGGGCTTCTAGTGCGGATGTGCTTACTACTTCGAGAACTTTGTGGGGCAGACCGTTCAATGGTTCAGCGAACATTGACGGGAATATAGACAATGCGGCAGTAATAACTTCCAAAGGTGGTATTTGGCTAGATTTAAAAGGTTCCTCAGGAGTTGCATTTTACGCAGGAGGTTCTCTTTGTGCAGTAATGAATACTACGGGAGTTGGAATAGGAACTAGTTCACCGTCACAAAAATTGCACGTAGCAGGAAATATCATAGCCACTGGAGCAATTACAGCCAAGGCATCCTCTTCCGATATAAGGTTGAAAACCGATATTCAGGGTTATGATGCTATGGGTATTATCCGTAAATTCCGGAGTGTGAAGTATCACTGGAACAATCTTGCCAAGATAAATTCCGAGATATTCAATCATAAAAAATGGAATTATGGTCTTATCGCCCAGGATTTACTTTCCGGCGGTTACAGTCAGTGGGTCAGTGACATATTCAAGGACTATTACACCATAGATTATGAAAGACTTATCCCTGTTGTGTGGAAAGGTTTGCAGGAAGTAGATGATGAGGTTACAAGATTAAAGAAAAGAGTGAAAGAATTGGAAAAGAGATTAGGTATTAACAATTAATAAATAAAAAATATTATGAGTCATTCTAATGGAAAGATTACAGCCCCGATAAACCTTGCTGGTGACGTTTACGCCACTCTTGGCATAGGCAGTGTGAATGGGGCTTACGATTTAGGATATGCTTGTGCAAACACCCACGGGAAAATAAACCCGTGGGCACGGTACAAGCCTGTACGTTACGAAAGCCTTGCACCTGGACCAAATGAAAAATGGTGGCAAGGATGGGATGGAAACTGTGGTGTCAAACCTTTTCAAATGGCAGGATACTGGGATGCGCCAAAACACGCAGATGGAAGTATGAACGGATGGGAATATACTCCACCGACAGGAGGAAAGTTTCCATTTCGCCTTACCGACTTTAACGGATACAACCATCGTGCTAGTGCACCGATAAGCAGGTTCTCCTGCCCAGATACTGCTACCAATCAGTTTACAAGTAGTAATTTTGTCTGTTCTGCGGCTATAATGATGCCATCGGAGGGGCATGATACTGATTTTCTTAACATGGGTGACTTTGCCGAGATAGCTGATTGCTATTTCGGTGTCTATGTTAAGCACAAGACCAGTCAGATGTCTAGGCGTGTTACTGCCGACAAGAAGATAGGAACAGGATACGCTACGGTTACTGTAAACTCGTGGGGTATGACTGCTGGTGATTGGGAAGTTTATCCTTTCCTTAGTACAGCTATATTGAAGCAGGATGACTCCGATATTGCTCATATAGCATACACTGTTCCAATGGTAAGTAAAAGAGATATAGAGATAGTTGGTTCTTACGTAAGCATAACAATAATTGGTGGAGTGATGCCATCCGTTAGTGGATATATTGAAGTTACCGTAAGAGTAAGAAACGGTTCGAGTAGCCTTATTTCTTTCCGTAATAATAGTTGTATGTCTAGGTTTGCAAGTAAGAAATTTGAAGATCCTATGGTTATAGGTGAATCAAGAGAAACAATAGAAGATTTCCAAGTATCCGCCAATTCCAGCATTGACAAGAAGGTGAGAATATTCATATCATCGGAACTGATTAATGCAGGAACTGCAAGGGTATGGGTAAGCCTTAACAGTGCGGCATATAAGGGAAGTACATTGCTTCTTTCTATGGGTCCGAGGTTATAACAATATCACTCCCCTTACCGTTTATCAGTAAGGGGAAGTGATTACTTTAGCTTTTCCTCAAACTCCGCAATGATACAATCTGCATCGCCGCCATGCACCCAACTCTCTAATACTGAAGAGAGAACTTCTGCCGCTTTTTCAACCGAAACATTGTCTGTTACTTTACCACGGCACTTAAATTCAGTATTTATCACTTCTGATTCCGAAGCTAAACTAATCCAACATAGACACGCGATTCCAAATTCATCTTGACATAAATCACGTAACGAACATTTTGAACAATCTTTATGTTTCGTTTCCTTCAATTCATGTAGCACTCCATCTATTATTATTCCATTTTTTACTTTCATGTTCAATCTCCTTTCGTTCCAAAATAAATAGCACCAAGTATGACAAACGAGCATCCGCAAAGGAATGCAAATATATGACTAACTATCGGGTTCATTGTTTCAATCCTTTTAAAACATGACTAATCACATCTACTGTCCATCCGTTTCCTAACAGACCCATGCCTATATGTGGTTGTACCGACTTGGTGTATCCTTCGGGTACGGTCTGTAATCTTTCCGCTTCCGTAATATTTGGCGTTCTGAATCCTTTTTCTGGATTACAGTCGGGTGATTTGAATATAAGCGGTGTAAGTGATCTTTTATATCTTCTCAACAGTGATTCGGGGTTCTTGGCAAACCTGTTCCATGATTCAAGCATACACCATGATTTGTCTTTCTCCACATACCCGTCCGTAATGATGTCCTTGAACAATATTCCCTTGTCCTTCCATGCAGGTATTTCCCAGTTGCACCAGTAGTATCTTGCTCTCATTTGCGCGGAGAAATCGGAACTGTTGATATACACATAGTCTACTCCAAGATGTGACGAAATAAAATCAGCCCATTCGGACTTCATCTTCACATTTTCAAGCAGGAATTTTATGTTAGGATTGAACTGTCTGATATGGTTCAGTATGTTGACGTATTCAAAGAACAGACTCGAACGCTCGCCATCGAAGTTCAGTTTCTCTTTCCCTAACTGTGAGAAATCCTGACATGGTGTTCCGCCAATCAATAAATCAATATCTTTCCACTGTATATCCCATTTGTTCCAGTTTTTAATATCACCCAATTCAATTATATCGGGGTAATTATCCAGTGCAACCTTGATAGACGGTTCGTTTATTTCGCTTGCGTAATACTTGTCTACCTTTATGCCTGCTCTTTCCAGTGCGATACGTCCGCAAGATATCCCGTCACATAAACTTAGTACATTCATAGATATGTTTTTTTTAAATTTTCAGCAAATATACGACATAAAACTGTATGCAACCAATACGTTTAACTTTTTTTTAATTATCTTTGCGATAATAGATAAAATTCATAATATGCAGTTTTCCATAGTACCAAAAATAGATGCCGAGATTATGTTTTCGGAAGATGACCTGTCCGTTTTCAGACAATCGACAGACGGTCTGTATTATATGCTCCATACCGAGAAGGTTATGGAAGTGATGCCTATGACGTTACCTGAGGACGGAACGGAACACCCTTTCCCTTACGATACATACGACACGGGCACAAGAGAGTTTGAGAAGCTGCTTTTATCTGAGGAATGGGCTAAAATGGGAGAAATATGAGAAAGATAGGGCTTTTTAACATAGGAAAACTTGGACTTGTCAAGTCGGCAGGTACAGGAAAAACCGATATAAACAAGGTGATAGAAAAATGGATACCAAAACACATGGTGTTCTGGTACGATATGTCAAAGCCTGTGGATACATACAGCCAAAACTTTAATGACTGGAGGTCGCATCCCTCTGTAAATGCTGATGTAATTATAACAAGCACCTCATTTGTCATAACTAGATTTGCTACACCGAACGATACAGTAAAGTGCTACATTCCTGACCAAACAAAAAATTTCCCAGGAATGAAAGTGGAAGTGAAAGGTATAGTTGACGGGCAGGAATTATACTGGGGATATAGTGCTAATGTGAAATTAGTCAATATCACATCAGACGGAACCTATGATATTCCGCCATTGGAAACTGTAAAAGGTAATCTGTCATTCAGAAACGGCAATATTGTCGGTGCTTGTAACATCACCATTACCCAACTCCCGTCAGGACAATCCGTTCCCACAAACGAAATACTAAAAGCTAATCCTTATTTGCAGGATTTCAGTGGAAACAACAGACCGCTGAAACTTAACAATTTCCTGTTCGCGGCAATGAGCGGTGTGGGTGGGTATGAAACTAATTTCTCCGATAATTCTATATGGATTAATTCACCTCAACGTGGAAACATTATAAATAACCACACATATAATCCCATGCTTAAAGGCTCCAGTAGTGGATTGTACACTGCTACAGGTTCAGTTAAGGTTAAATTCAAAGCTACTGTTACGGGGATGAAAAGTGGTTACAGACTTGAATTTGGTTCGGGTGACGTTGCTCCATCGGACAAGTCCATATATGAGGATGGTGAATATGAATTTGATTCGGGTGACGTTGCTGTTCCATACGGATTTAAATTGTATGGGGATGATTATAGTAGCCCCAATACAGATGTAATGATAGAATTAAAGGAAGTCTACCCCAACGCCCTAGTAACTGACGGAGTGGATGATTACGGGCAGGTGCAGAACTTGCAACAGGGCGTGAAAATGTTGTTCTATACTTGTAATCCGTTCTCATTGAACAAGATTCTTTATGACCAAACCAAACAGGGATGGAGAAAGTTCAACATATATAACCAAGCAGATAAAATAGCTTACAATGAAAGAAATGAAAATGGTGTTACGTATATTGACGGAAATCTGAATAGTCTATTATTGGCTAATGATTTGGTAAATAAAAAACAGATAATTACAATAGTAAATGAAGGTTCAGATGCGAACAACACAATATCACCCATTTATTTCAGTGTAAATCAACATAATGGTTATTTCGCAAACCTAGCTTTCTACAACTCCATCGGTTTCGATTCAGTTCCCACCCAACAAACCGACGGATTCACCGAGCAGGATTTGATTGACTACTATATACCGAAGGCTATCGTAACGATAACGGTGGTGGACGTATCAGGCTCACCCATACAGGACGCAACGGTCACGGTGGGAGGCGTACAGTACAAAACGTTGTCTGACGGTACAGTGAAAGTACGGGGTATGGCAAATAGCACGATGTCGCTGTCTGTAAAGAAAGACGGGTATATGCCGTTTTCTGACAATTCATGGAAGCTTGCTGATTCAAGGATAACGCTAGAGGTTCTTCGGAATACCGTAATCACTGAAAATGGATACAGCATATTGCTTGAAAACGATGGTTTAATATTAACGGAATGATATAATGGAAGATAATCTTAAAATTTCACAGATGCCTCCCGTTGAAACCGCTACGGGAGAAGAGATGATACCATGCGTGACAGGGGACCCTAAAGAGAACAAATCCGTCACGGTGTCCAAGATAAGACAGGGTATGGTAAAGGACGAAAATTATGTGCATACCGACAATAACTTTACTACCCAGTTGAAAGATAAACTTGACGGGATAGAGAAAGGCGCACAGAAGAATACCGTCATAGGCGTGAAAGGTAATGCCGAACAGTCTTACAGGACGGGCAATGTCAATATAACGAAAGACAATATAGGTCTGTCAAATGTGGACAATACGTCCGATGCCGAAAAGCCCGTATCCACCGCACAGAAAACAGCCCTAGACAAGAAGGTGGACAAGGTGGACGGCAAGGCGTTATCCACAAACGACTTTACCAATGACTACAAAACGCTTCTCGAACAGATAAAGATGCAGCAGGGGAACATATATGGAGTGGAGATGAGAAGAGGGCAGACAGACCCTGTATTTCAGACATGGATAGGAAAGGAAGAGTTCAAGACATCTCATCCCATCCTCAACTCTTTCTGTGCGGCAAAGGTAAAGGACGGTAAGGTAGTAGGATTCCTTGACCAGACCAATTTCTTCAAAATGGCTGACGGTAGCCCGTCAAATATTGTTATTGACGGAACTGATGTAACAGATGACGGAAGCGATATTATGCTTGTAAACACCAAGCCTTTCTGGATAATCAACGGAGGAACGGATGATACATACGAAAGAAGGCTCGTCAGTGACGCTCCGTTTACATACGGTGGCGATACGGCCATAGAGATAAAACCGTTCGGAATGAGTATCGGTTACTCCACGATAAAGGATGGGAAGCAGAGATCTATTTTTGACAACACGGTAAAAGGAGCAACATCAGTAGGAAATCTAGGCGTAAACATAATGGAAGGAAATGGATGGCCTACGACAAATGTATCACGTTTTGATTTTGAGAAATACGCCAGGGCAAAGAACCCGGACATTACGAAGAACTATCCTTATGCCAATGCCTTCGCCCTTGACCTTGAAGTGTGGTGTACGCTTCTCTTTATTAAGTTTAGAACAAAAGACCTACACGCACAGTCTGTTTGCGGAAAAGGAATATCATCCAACGATTCAGCCCCCGATGCGTCAAGCTGGGGGAAAATGACAGGCGTCAGATTCAAGAAGGCGGACGGTCAGACCTATGTGTATTACAAGATGAACGGGCAAGGATTTAAAGCATCAGAAACAGGAACTGCTTACAATTTTTCACAGCTTATAAACAACTACCGTCCTTGCATGAAGATGCTTGAAGCACAGCTTGCCATGTCATACGCAAAAGAACACAATGTCGCGCCTGATACCGAGTTTGAATATGCAAGCACAAAATACAAATACTACAACTTCCAAGGTCATAACGGATTGGCTGACGGGGAGATGTCAGGTATCGTAGCCAAGTTTGTCAATGCAACTGTTACTAGCGGATGGAGTATCCCGGATAATGCGGCAGTAACAAATCGTGAAATAGAGATATGCTTCACACAGCCTATCATTCGCGGACGTATTGTCGGGTGGGGAGATATATGGATGTGGTACAGTGGAATAGATTGTGTCATGCACGATTCTACGTCCATAGATATTTATCAGACCTATGACGTAAACAATCTGACTACAGACAATGTAGCCGCAGATAAGAATCCTGGGGAATCTTATGGATTTGAGAACACATATGAATTTGTCGGTTCTATGGCTAAAGGTGAAGGATACATAACGAAGAACTTTGAGAACTCGCTCATTGGAGAGGTCAAGGGAAGCAATCTTCACACGGGGGAATGCCATTACAACTGGTTTACGGGAAATGCAGGTTCGGGTAAGATTGGAAGGCGTGGTGTTTGCTTTGGTGGTGGGTCGTACTACGACAATTGTTCTCTGCGGCTTGGTATTTTGTACCCTGCTCCTTCGCACGCGAGCTCGAGCATCGGTGGCGGCTTTCGTTGTACAATAACCCAATCCTAATTTTTCACGAAGTGAAAAATCCCCCTCCCAAAACTTGCAAAATATATTAATTATGTTTAAGTTTGCATAATAAAAATCTAACCAAATGCGTCAGCAAAGTTAAATAAGTCTGTCAAAGGCGGTTAGTTGAAAAAAGGCGGTCTGTAGAATGGTGGTGTTTACTTTGGTGGTAAGTCGAACAACGACAATTGTTCTCTGCGGAATGGTAATTTGAACCATGATCCTTCGAACGCGAACACGAACATCGGTGGCAGCTAACGTGCTAAAAAAATTACTGCTATACAGAAGCCTCGTCAGGAAGATGAAAAATGTCAAGACAACCCATTGTTTGAGGATGGGAACTTATTAGTACATTTACAGTTGTAGGTATATGGAAAGTTAGTTAGCTTTGGCTCAACGGACAAAGAAAAGCACGTAAGATGAAAAGATTGAACAATATTTTTGAAACGATAAGCAGTATGGATAATATTATCTCTGCTGCTGAAAAGGCAAAGAAAGGAAAGAGAAATCACAGGGGTGTGAGGGATTATGAGAAACATAAGGATGAATATCATCAGAATGTTTATCAGATGCTCAAAGACAAATCATACCATGTAAGCAAGTATGAGGTGATAGAGAAAGTGACTGATGCAGGAAAGGTAAGGGAGATACACAAACTCCCGTTTTACCCAGACAGGATTATCCAGCACAGCCTTTTGATACCCATGATGGACAGATGGACAAAAAGCCTTACACTTGATTCATATAACTGTCTGCCCAAAAGGGGTATTACAAGTAAGGTTAAAAAGCACTCCCTTGTGAGAAAGATGAAACGGACATTGCTTGAAATGGACAAAAACGGAAAAATATACGTTTTGAAAATGGATATTAAGAAGTTTTATCCGTCCGTAAGACACAGCGTTTACAAGAAGGCATATAGCAAAGACTTGAAAGACAGGGATGCGTTATGGCTTATGAATACGCTTAATTACAGCAACAAAGGTCTGGCTATTGGCAATCCTGACGCTCAGATAGGAAGCCATTTGGTATTAAGGTCTTTGGATCATGTTATAAAGGAACAGTTCAAAGTAAAGCATTATTTCAGATTTGCCGATGATATGGTGATATTATCCCATGATAAGAAACAGTTGCATGAATGGCTGTGGAGGATAAGAAATTACCTGTGGTATGAAAAGAAACTGGAGATGAAGAAAAATTACAGGATATTCCCCGTTTCAGAAGGAATAGATTTCGGTGGATTCGTCTTTACTCCCGGTCATACCAAAATAAGAAAGAGAATAAAGAAAAACTTTGCGTCAAAACGTAATAACCCAAAATCAATTACGAGTTATATGGGTATGTTGATGCACTGTGATTCTAAAAACTTAATTAATAAAGTTTTAGTTAATAATAATAGCCACATGACAAAGATTAGTGACTTAAATATAAGAGTGTCAAGAAAGTTTGACGGAAAGGATGTAAAGATAGACAAACTTGTCGATGAGCATATAGACATTCTTGATTTTGATGTAAGACCATCTACAAAGAAGGACAATAGTACATGGGTAAGAATGCAGATACTGTTCAAAGGAGAAAAATGCTTTGTGAAAGGCGGATACGAAACATTAGGAGCATTCCTTTCCCAAGTAGACAAAAGCCTTTTACCATTGGAAGATGTTGTCATAAAATTCAATAGGGGTTATTATTTTGATGGAACATTAGATATTTAAACTATGGAAAGAGGTTTGATTTTTGACGAGAAGCCTGCCTTTATCTTTGATTTAGGCACTGGATATAGCAATGTTCATTTAAACATTGAACAAGTTAACGAACCCGAAACGGACGATATGGGAAATATTGTACAGGAAAAGTTCGTCAAAAAGTGGAAAGCCGATGTACAGCGTGTAAAGAACCCTGTATCATACGACAAAACGGTAGATGCCGCCATAAAGGATGAATTTCCAAACGGAGAGGAAGAAGCGGCTCTCAGAAAAGGTATTTTAAACAAACTTGACCCGGATTATGTAAAACTGAACGAGTTTGCCGAAAGTGTGAAACAATCTTACTTGAAAGGATATGGAAAACAATGATAAACAACAGATAGGTGGGTATTTCTCCACCAAAAACGCTTCAAAGGACGAAGCGTTAAAAGGTTTAGTGGCTGCAAGAATATCAGCATCGGAAGATGTTACCGACAAGGAATACACAGCATTGTCAAACCTTATAAGAGTAGCAACATCGGATGGATGCCGTATCTCATTGGTACAGGAAACGAAAAGCAGATCAAGCAGAATAGCACCAACAGGAATGCTTCTCCCAGCAGGAACGGTGGAATATTTTTCAGTCACACCGGGAAGCAAGGTAAGTGTTACGGGAACAGCAAACATATCATCTATTGAGTAGGACATGGGAATGAATTACAACACGATATTAGCCTCTTTACTTGACGGAATATCTCTAGCATTGAAAAGCGGAAACTCGAATGTTGATGCGGAACAGTTCAATTTCCTTACTGACGCAATAAACAAATCCACTATCATACCGTCTTATTTTGATAGAGAAAATGCCATTAAGTATCTTGATGTGAGCGACACAGAGTTTGCAAGACTTACATATAAAGGCACTAAATTTCATCCCGTACAACCGTTATTATCTCCTGTGAGAGTACAAGGAATGACAAAGCCCGTTTATTTGAAAGAAACATTGGATGCTCTTAAAAACAACGGGCTTATACGTCCAAAGAAGTCAAGGGGTAAATACAAGACTAAAAACTAGACAACCTCATACGCATACATTGTAACACAATCATCTTTATTCTCCATATTAACCGCTTGGAAAATGTTTTCTTCATTATCCAAAGCGGTTATTTTATATGTTCCGTTCATCAGATCAACAGTGTCACCTAATTTTATATAAGCGTACTTGTTTCCACTAGGTATTAAATACGTAATCTTTATTGGATTATTATTCCATTTTTTTAATTCTTTCATCTTCAATTCCTCTATTTTAAAATTATTGCGCTAATATACGAATAGGAAAAACAACACACAAGCAAATAACTTATTTTAACAAGTTTAAACTATCTGAAACACAATAAGTTATACTACGAAATTTTTATTTTTGTTTAGACCACCCATGTTGTAAATTTACTTTCGTAAAGATGAGTGCACAGTCTTTACGGGAGTTATAATACACACACATTAAATTACAATATTATGGGTTCAGACAAAATTTTTATGTTCGACAATCCTGCCGCTGGAGAAAGCGCAGGTATTATGTCAATGATTCCTGCACTGTTGCAGAATAAAGGATTAGACCCCAATCTTGTAGCTGCCTTGATGAATGGAAACAAAAATCAAGACGCTTGGGGTGGTGCTGGTTGTTATTGGATCTGGATTATCCTGCTCTTCTTCCTGTGGGGTGGTAACGGATTCGGTAACGGGTTTGGCAATGGAGCAAACGGAATCCCTGCTCAATTGAACAATGAAGCAGGACGTGAATTGTTGATGAATGCTATTCAAGGAAACGGAACAGCTATCAACCAGTTGGCTAGCTCTTTGAACTGCTCTACTCAACAGTTGCAGAATGCTATCTGCCAAATTCAAGGACAGATTCAGCAAGTTGGTAACCAGGTAGGTCTTTCCTCTCAACAGATCATCAACTCAATTCAATCCAATAGTGCAGCTATCGGTTCTCAGCTTGCTTCTTGCTGCTGTGATATCCGTACCGCTATCGAACGTCAAGGATGCGATAGCCGATTGGCTACTGTAGAGCAGACCAACACTCTGACTAGCAATGCAAACACTCAGTTCAACATCATATCTGCTAAGATTGATGCTCAAAGCGCAATCATCAATGACAAGTTCTGTCAGCTTGAAATGCGTGAAATGCAAAACAAGATTGATGCTCTGAGACAGGAAAATAGCAATTTAGCTTTAGCTGCTTCTCAGCAGGCACAGACCGCTAATATCGTTGGACAGCTTAGAGCACCCGCCCCTGTTCCAGCATACTTTGTGCCAAATCCTAATTGTTGCTATGGAGGTTATCCGTTCATGGCTGGTTTTGGTGCAGGTTATGCTGCTGGTGACAACTGTGGTTGCAATTGCTAAAATGTAGTTAAGAGTTCTTTGACTTATTGAATTGGGCTTCGTAATCGGATAAGTACATCCAAATATTACCGTTCGTAGATTTTAATACGCCCTTACATACGCTAGATATAGTATTTGCGCAACTATTAGTTTGCTTGGATGCTGATGCTATGCTTGGGTAGAAGATATGTCCTTTTGAAGAAATTAATACTACTGGGATTTTATACCCCCTACCTTTATTATTTCTTCCTAATGATATTCTTTTTCTTGTTATGGGGTTATTCATATTTTCCAATCTTGTACACCATGTAAGATTGGAAATATCATTATTTTGTCTATTCCCATCTATATGATCAATCTGATCATAATTGTTTTTGTTGGGAATAAACGCCTCACTTACTACTCTATGAACAAGTTTATAAACATTTATAGGATGATTTCTTAAATGGACGGAAAAGTATCCATAAGGAGTTAGTTTTTGGGTAAGTATTTTTGGTTTATTCCATCTACGCTTATTCCCATTATATACATATCTTTCACATGATATAATTCTGCCCTTAGAGGATACCATATATATCCCCTCAAATCCGATTACGTCCTTCCAAATTTCTCCTTCCAAGGAGATGCTCTTAATAAATTCTTCGTTTGTCATTGCTAACTTATTTTAGTGATGCTAACATAGAAAAAAGAGGGAAGGGCGTTAGCGAACCCTTTTCAATAGGCTGATCACTCCTATCTATCCCGATGCAAAAATAGTAAAATTTTAAAGAAAGGGAAAAGTTATGAGTTATTTTTTTAATCCTTATATGATGGGATATAACGCTAACCGTTTTAAAGGAGTACATAGACTTGACTTTGGAGGAATACCGTTTGTTAGGACATCTTCTGTAACGACAGATACGACAAATTCAGAGGTTATCTATGGTATTAACCCGTGTCTGTTCAGACGATTGCCAAATCAAGGTATTTTGCTTTTAAGCGTAAATCATGTTCCTGCTGCTGGGTCTGATGCGTATCTTGTTTCTGTAGCTACTACATTGACAAATACCACATCAACATCCACAAGCAAGGTTCCTTTGGTAAACGGTTCGGGAGATCAGATTCCGTCTAGTGAAATTTCACAAGGCAATAAATACTTTGTCTATTACGACAAATGTAATGGGATATTTCAAGTAGTTAATCATATCGTTGCACCTGCTACTGCCGCACAGGCTAGAAGCACTGTAAAATGATATTAAAAAGTTAGAATAAGTATGTTTCAATCAATACGACAAGGACAGCAGTTTTTCATATTGCATAAAGGGGAAAACCCAAGATGTGATGTGGGCACTGTGGTAAGTGTTTCAAATCCTGTTCCTAAATATCAGAACGGATATACAGCATATCCTCTTCCGCAAAATGAAATGGTTGTGGATGTGAAAGTTAAGGTTGGAGATGATACTCTTGATTTTCAAAAGTTGCCAGCCAATCTTAGTATAGCAGACTTTTCCCAAGTAGGCGGAAATGTGGTTGTATCGGAAAGCAAGGATGCCATCAATGCTGAGATAGAAGCAATGAAAATAAGTAGTGTAAGGGTTGTGGAATCTGTGGAATACCATCAGAAAGTAATCAAAAGCTGCGATGAGATGCTTACAGCATTGAATCCTGCATTTGCCGAAAAGGCACAGCAGGACAAGGAGATGAAGGAACTTAAAGGTGAATTGTCACAGATAAAGGATATACTTGCACAACTTGCTGCTTCTGGTATCAAATTGCCTGACGTGCAACATACAAACAATAATAATAACAACAATAAAAAATAAACACTATGGGTTGGAAAGTATATGGAATGGGCCGTAGCTTTGAAGGTGAAGATATGGACCGGGAATTAGAAAAAGCGTATAAAGAAGGTTATCGTGACGCTATGGAAGAAATGGATGGACGTTACGGTGAGCGTGGAATGCGTAGAAGAATGGACGATGACGGGCGTATTTGGGATGATGATGATGAGTACGGAGAAAGACGCGGAGTCAAAGGTACTGGTCCTTACGCTAGACGTAGACGCTAATTAAATTGGTTTAAGCCCGTAGTGGTTTGCTACGGGCTATCTTTTTAAAAAACAAAGCTATGGAAAGAACGAGATTAGATGTATATGAGAAACTTCCTTCGGGAATGGAAAAATATCTTGCAGAACACGGATGGAATTTCTCAAAGAAATTATGTGAATATGCCGTTTCCAAAATGAAAGACAGGAACGGTAACAAAATACACCCGTATGACAAAGATCAAGTAGAAGCATTGATGAAGCAATTCAATGTTGAGTTGAAGAATGATGTGGAATACAATAAGGTTTATGTATTGAATATGGTACGTGCCGACTATATGGGTTCATCCATAGTCAATGAACAATATGCCTGTATGTTTGTAAAAGACTATCTTGACGATGTTGACGGAAGCCCTACCCGTGCTCTTGACGAGTATTATGCAAAGTGTATAGCCTGTGGAACACCTTTCTCTTGGGAGGATTATATCTGATTGCTATGGTACGCCAAAGACTATACATTGAAGAATATGACTGGACGGTTGATGTATTCTATTCTGTGGATAAATACTCTTATTTAAGAGCGATATACAGACTGGAATATATTGGCTGTCCTTTTCATTTGCTGAACAGGATAACGGATAAGATAAAGACTGAAAAATACAATTACGGTGTAACGTATTCAAACAATAAGTGCACTGTAATCATTATCAGTCACAGTACGTCTGATGAAGAATTTATGAATACACTAGAGCATGAAAAACAACACATGATTGGTCATATAATTGATCATTATGGCATAAAGCCTTCATCAGAAGAAGCCGGATACCTTGCAGGATATGTAGGTGCTTTATTTACAAAACCTATAAAAGACGAGATTTGCGATTGTTGTAAGAAAAAACTAAAATAAATCATTATGAAAAAGATTTTTATGGCTATGATTAGCGGAAAAAGCAAAGAAGAAGTATATGATATGCTTAACGATTCGGAAAAGGAAATCCTGTTCGGTATTGCTCAAAGCATGGGTATATCACGGGTAGAAAGAAGGAAAATGAAAAGAAAATACGAAAAGAGAAGATAGGCTAACTGCCTATCCTCTCTATTATCAGTTAAAACTTTGGTATAATTCAAGATTGTTGAAAACATAACACTCCTTATCCTTGACTTGCGGATACATGTAAGAGGGAATATTCGCTATCTTACGAGCATTACCCCAGTACGATGTCCAGTCCTTCACGTCAAACAGAAGTTGCGGGGTATCATAAAATAGGTTCAGTTCTCCTGTTGTTTGTACACCTTTATCCCATTTGCCTTCGTCACGGGCGATATATAGTTTAAAATTATTCATATAAGTTTTCTTTTCATAAGAGTGTTTTCTACTTCCATCCAATCAACAAACGGTCTGTTTGACAGGTTTACATCATATTTCAACGGACATCCCAATGCCGCATCATCAATGTATATGTGACAATAAGGTTTGGGTGATAGTGTCCATGTATGCTGTTCAGGATTCTCGTTTATACCGAACAAGGGAATGTTGTTGTCCATAAACCATTGTACGGCTTCCGACAAATACTTTCCTCCCTGTTTGTGTATGTTGTAATCATCGGAAGTCACCTCATCAATGTCACTTCTCATGGTAAACAGGATAAGTTTGTGTCCGTTATCAACCAATTTTCTCAATACAGGCACGGCACCTATGTCCTTGCCGATTTTGGGAAAGTCGTGTGTCACGACTGTTCCGTCAAAGTCAATTCCTATAATAGCCATAATTTTATTGTTTTAAATCAAATACAAGCCAAATATCCGTAGGCGGATTCTGTCATATTACCATGTTTATTAACATGGTCTACAAAATCTTCCAAAGGAACGGCATCTATCTCATTCCTTGCTTTTACAATGGGAGCACCGCCACCAGTAATGCTTACTTGAACGGTATCCCACGAAACGTACTTCTGACATTCTTTGGTCAATTCACTTTCTATTACTGTTAAACAAGTAAAGGCGGCATTATATTGTCCTGCCAATTTTTCTATCTTATTCATATTTGTTCCTTAATGCCTTCAATTATAGCCTTCTTTAAATTAACAAATAAAGGTATTGCTGACATGCCCCCATTGCAATCCAACTGTCTTAAAGAGGGGACAACCTCTCCGTTATCATCAATCTCATAATCTGCAATATAGGCTAGCTTCTTCGCTTCGGGGACCAATATCCTTTCATGAGCCGGGACCGTTATACAGACTTTGCTTCCAATAGGGAATACTTGGTTGGATTCAATGTATTCCTTTTCCAACTGAATTTTCTGATTCTTCAATTCCCTTATTTTTGAATCAATATCATTTTTCTTTGTCTGAAATTCTTCTTTGTTCATTTTTTTCTTGTTTTGAGTATTAATTTTTTTCAATGAAAGTATTGGTTGTATTCAACACTCCGGCTGAATCTTGACTTTTGCCATCTCTTATGAAGATTCCTTCTTCTTTCAGCCTTTCATAATCGATTTTATGCATAAGAATAACACTCGCATTGCCATCTATATACAGTTTGCATTGCATGAATTGAGTTCCTTTTACTTCCTCAATTACGTCTATTTGCATTGTTCTTTTTTTACTCATATCTTTTTTCATAATTCGTCAAACTCTTTTTGTAATTCTTTTATCTTACTATCCAAAGCATACATATAGCACTGAAGGAAATTCTTACCAAAAATTTCTTCCTTTAATGGTACATCATTGTGCATTCTGTTGTATGTAAATATCAATCCACCACCATATTTTATGTTAGAATTTTCAAGTGCCATCTTATGATCTTTGTATTCCTCTATTTTATTGTTGATTTCTATTGCTTTGTTGAATTTATCTTTATCCATATTTCTCCTTTCCATCTACCCTAGCAGCATATACATTGCTACTAGGAATAGATAATAAATTGTTGTTTTACTCATTTCTCTGCTGATACGAGCCAATAGCATTGTCTATAAACTCGCCTAATGCATGAGGAATAGTATTTGGACGAGTTTTGTATGTGTTATAAACCCTCGCATTCAGTTTGATGCTGGTGTATTTCTTATGTTCACTCATGACTCAGGAATTTTTCTGCGATTAACCTTACGATTTGTACATTCACGGCATTACCTAATGCCTCATAAATACGAGTGTTGGAAAGTTGGAATTCATCCGAACCAAAGCGGATACTATCCATACTTTGCAATGCGGCTGCTTCCTTGACACTCAGGTATCGTCCTCGGCTTGCATCCTTTGACCCCTTTCTCGGTGTGCCCTCTATCCATGGAAGAATAGGAATCTGAGTACCAACCAAATTTAAGGCAGGTGCGAATGTCGCCAACTTAACACGAATGCCAGAAGCACGGAATTGGATGAGTTTGTCTTCAAGAGTAAACTCCACAGCCTTGCCACAATTCCACTCAAACTTGATGTGGCTGTTTTGCCAATCCTTGATTTTATTCATCCATGGTTTGAGCCACGTCTTGTTATCTTCGTAGAATTGTCTATTCAGGCGTATGTATTTCTTTTTCCAATCAGGAAATTCAGTTTCACCTTCCTTCTCACGTTTGTTTGGTTGGGCATAGACGGGAAGTTGAGCAAGACACTCTTCTATGGTTAAGCCTTTTATGATTTGTCCAAACTTTCCTCGCTTGCCATTCAACTCTGCAACCGACTGTAGCTTGGGCTTTTTACCCTCGAAATTGTAAGTTGCGCCAAATTCCATTGTCCAGATAGGAAAGCCACCAACAGTATGTCCACTTTCTGTAACGTGATGCAGGAACTCTTCCCAAATATCAAGTTGATGACGGGTTTCCTGCTTAATCATCTGTACGTTGGTATCCGCCTCGTCAATGACAGTATGGATGTCACATACTGCATTATTTGGTTCTGGAAATTTGTATTCAGGCATACGAAGGTCTTCACGTATGGCTACAATGTAGATACGCTTACGATGCTGCGGATATCCAAACTCATGAGGTGACAGAATGCTTTCGTAAACCAGGTACTCTGCGTCCTTTAATTTTTTCTCGATTACTTTCCATGTATTGCCTTTGTCGTGGGTTTTGAGATTGGCCACATTCTCCAAGAAAACAAACTTTGGACGATGATGGTGAACAATCTTCATGATGTAATCGAACATATTGCCTCGTCCTTGTGCATCATTGAAGCCTTCTTGATTACCTGCTTTGCTGAATGGCTGACATGGAAAACCACCACACAACACATCATGGTGCGGAATGTCCTCCTCTATGTCAACCTTAGTTATATCACCTTTTATCACCACATTAGGAAAGTTAAGGCTATAAAGGTGTTGCAAGTCTTCTTTCAATTCAGAAGCAAACAAGCACCTGCCACCAAGCGCACTAAGCGCCTGATGAAAACCTCCCAAACCTGCAAATAGGTCAATAAAGGTAAATGGTGGAATATGTTGTTTTTCCTTTGACATTTTGATTATATCTAAACTGATAGATATTGCCACTTTACTATTTGATAAAAATCAAATCACAAAATTTAATTAGTTATCTATCTCATAAAGTTCAACAATATCTTTTATTCATCTCTTTTAATTCTTCTCTCCAACACTCAAGCAAACATTTCCATTTCTGCTCTAATTTATTCTAACGTACTTACCTGCAATATCACAAGTTTTTATTACCTCCGCATTATCCTCACCAAAAGCGATGAGAATACTACCACAGCCGGGAGAATCTCCACGAGTCCCGTCTGGACGGAAGAATCTGATTCGGTTACGCAAGAATTTCATTGCCGTTGCCTTCTCGAATATCACATCCTGAAACATCTTTGAATCGCAACGATTGAAAAGTAAAGCAATGCCGTTTCCATGTTCTGCCATCCGTTTAACGAAACATTCTATAAGAGGACGGGAATAAGGTGGGTTCAACCAAACGCGACCTTTCCATTCCTGTTTTAATCCATCGTCATTTTTGTTGTACATGACATTTGCCGTTTTATAGGGGGGGGCTACTGGGGCACATGGGTCTAAATCAAATTCACCCAATGCGTCTATAATTTCTTTCGGTGTGTACCATTCATCGGTACTATTAGCCGATTTTTCAAAAGTTGTATTCATTTCTTCCCTGTTTTGAGCGTTATTTATTTCTCTTTTAACGAAACATTTCTATTACCACTTTATTTTCCGAGTTTCCATCATCAGGATGTACATCAGTAAAATCAATGACAGAAAAATCATATAGATCAGGAATGTATTCAGTTTGATAATCTCCTGTATTCATTACGATATTTATTTCAGCATCCTTATTGACAACTAACATTAGTTCGTCAATCATGTCTTGGACAGTAACTATTCTTTTCATTTTTCGTCATTTCTATGGGTTTTACAAGGCCGCCCAAGGCTCATTCTATATTAGTTTTAATGCTTCTTGTATTCCGGCTTCAAGTGTTTTTTCGTAGGTATCCCATTTTCCTCCGTCATTTGTTCCTTTATAAGCAGAACTAGCTATATGAGTTCCATTGTCAGCTTTAGATATTTCGTATCCATAACCACAGGCACAGTTATATACACATATATGAATGTTTTTGGTTTCACGTAGCCACTTTTGTGCAACGGATTGAGCGGGACGACTATAATACAATTTTGGCAAATTCTTATTCGTTCGGAACACAGATTGCATTATCCGATTATCGTCTTCTTTAATAATATCTTTACAATACTCATTGAACCCTTTCTCTTTCAGCAACTTCGCAGTTTCCAATGTTACAAGTTCTTCGGTCATAATTTTATTCTCCTTTTAATTTCTTTATTAGCGCATCGGCATAACTAAGGCTCCTTTGGGCTGTCATATATGAACCATTACTCATTCCCTGTTCATGTGAATTGCTGCAAAATCCTTGCATGGCAGCTTTCGCTAGTTCATATCGCCTCTGTTCCCAGTCGATAGTTTCACTAAAGAAATCAAGTTCTGATATTTTTAAATATTCATCATTCACCAATGCAGTGCCATCATCATATAAATCCTTGATATTTACAATTTCTCCTGTTAATTTTACTCTTGCTTTCATTGTTTAATCATTTATTTAAACATAACGCTTAATAATAGTACCAAATGAATGATACCGATGCCAAACTATATTTCCACGCTGAATTTCAGTAAGCCAATCACAAGCCTTAAAAACTTGTCCTACATTGTATAGGAATGGTCTTTTTTGTATTTTTCTTTTTATTCTTGCTTTCATTATTCCTCCTTTCCTTTAAAGTATTCGATCAATTCGTCTACGGTAGCCTTGTGAACGGTATCTATATTAACATCAATATCATTGTAAACCCAATAAGTAGAGA